TTACCATACCTCATTGCATACTTCATTATGTTTCCTATACAAAAGGCTTCTCCGTATCCTGCATCTATTATCATATCCGTTGCTTGATACTTTCCGTAGCCATAATGTTTTTCATAAGTCTTATCAACATATCTTTTTATTTGTTCGATTGTATGGTGTTCATTGAACTTATATTCTTTTTCTACTTTCATTCCTCTCTCCATTTCTTAGGTAAATTATCTTTGTCAAACCATCTGAAGTTATTTTTCTCTGCCCATTCAGCATGGCTTCGTTTAGTTCCATCTTTTCTTTTCTTAGCAGCAGGCATAGGTGCATAAGGATCTGAGAATAAAAACACTAACTCACAATCCTCAGGTAAATATTCTCTAACCCATTTGTATTTACTGTACTCAGCATAATCCCAAAACCTACCCTTTGCTTCAAGGTATATTATCTTATCATTAATTACTTTTATAAAGTCAGGGTGATACACATGAGGGATTGAGTATTCAATCAATCCTCTATGGTGTTCCCAATTTTTTAATTCGTTTTGGTGTAGTTCATACTCCCATTTAGAATCATATCCTTTAGGCAGTCCTTTAGCTTTAGGTCTAATTTTTCTAGGCTTTCTCATTAGTGTATCTCTTTACTTATATTAGAATAGATCATCCCGCTTTCTCTTATTATTAATTCTGCTTTAATTAATTCTTCTAAACGATTTAATAGTTCATCGCTTATCTCAGATAAATCATAGCCTGCAAATAAAGTACTACCGAGTGCTACAATTAATTCATCTAAATTAATATTATCAATATCTAATTCTGTCACGCTTTCAAAAGTTTTACTGTCCATGTTTATACATTAACTCCTTTAATGATACTTGTGAGTTTCTTTTTAATTGTTTTTCAATCCACTTATCTGACATGAAAGAAAGATAAAGAGTTCTTTCATTCATATAATATTTCTGATCAGGCATTGCCTCAGGTAGTGTCTCTAGTGTAACATATTCTCCATCAGGAAGCAAGGTATTAATCCAATCAACTTGTAGTTGTCTTGCTTTCTTTCTTAGTTGTTTGCTTTTTCTAGCATTCATTATAGTGTTTCCTGACTAGAGTCGTAGTTCTTTTCAAGTTTCCAGTAATCTAAAATACTATTGAACATTGCTAAGTGTTTAGCATGAGATTCTTTATCCCAAATATAACAGGAAATAAATCCAGTATCTTTTCTATCTACAAAGATAGATACTCTTTGGGGATCATCAAACTCACAGCCTTGTGCATACGCTGAGAGTTGCATACCATGACTGTCATATACTAATCGTTTAGGTTCTTTACCTTCTAGATTATCTTTGGTTTTAAAGTCTACAAAGATTCCTGATTTAGAATATAGATCTATCATACCACCGTAGCCTTGTTTAGCGCAGAAGGAATCTTCCGCTATCCATTCTTCATTAGGATAGTGTTCGTCTAGATATTTCTTTACTGCTTTGTATGGTTTGTTTGTAGAGATTCCAAGAAATCCTTTCTCAATCATTGCGTGGATTTTAGTACCTCTTTCAGCAGCTTCTTTACCAATCTTCTGTGAGTCTTGTCTGCATCTATAACTGAAAGACTGTAGAGATTCTCCCTCATATCTTTCTAATGTTAAGGCAGAATTTAAAACTTGATTCATCTTCCAGTTTTCTAAAGAAGGCTTAGCAATCATATTCATTACAGTTGTGACTGAAGGAACTAAACTAAGCTGTCTTGCATCTCTTAGGTTTGTCTTTCTTTCTTTTCCATTAGCACCTATGATAGTATACTTTGGCTTACCTTCTTTAGTATACCAATGTCCTGACTCAGAAGTGAATTTATTATGGGGTTGACTTTGAGAACTGTCAAGTGTTTCTTCTTTCGTAGTCATATGCTTTCTATTACCTCTTTGACTTTGTTAATATTAGTGTAAAACCATTCACCTGCAAAGTCTTTACATATTCTTTTTAATCTTCTATGTGCTGTACTTTCTGCGCTTCTTCTATCTTTAAATTCTTTGCGATATTCTATTTTATAATCTCTTAAGGGACTGCTTGTTTGATATCCTCTACACCTATCCTCTGAATCAATAGCCATCCCAACTTTAAACCATCCTTTCCATGCAGGGTTTGTCAAGATATAAACTTCTCCTTCTGTAGAAGACTCGTACTTTTCAAAAGAAGAAAAGGCAGCACCTTCAAAAGTTTTATAATTTCCTGCTCTATATAGGGGATGTTTTCTTGAAACATACTTACCATTTACATACATATTTTTAGGATTATGTATGGGATTGGTTATGTGGTTTGTTTCTGCATTTAATTTTTTATTGCGTTTTTGCTGACACTCGATACATCTCCCATCCTTGCCATCTTTAGTATTTTTATTATTATAAAAGCTAGTAGCTTCTTTATCTGTCTTACATTCTGAACATGTTTTAATGTGTTTCACTCCAATCCTCCCCTATTTTAAATTCACCATCTAAAGGACAGCGCATATTAAAATGCTGACCTGCTTCTTTAATAGCTTCGATACCAAACTTTCCAAATTGTTCTGCTTGATTTTCTTTAACTTCTACTTGCCATTCATCGTGTATGTTAGCAACAAATTTATAATCTATATTGTTTTGTTTTGCTTTATCATTCAGAAGGACAAGCGCTTTTTTCATAACAATCGCACCACCACCCTGTAATAGAGAGTTTAAAGCAGCGTGTTTGTTTCGTATAAATATTTTCCTACCATCTAATCCTTTAAGATAACCTCTATTAGCAGCTTGCTCTACCTTATCTTTAAGAATTTTAAAAGATGGTTGGTTATCAAAGAAATGTTTTCTAACTTTTGTACCTGCAGTTTTATTACCGCCAATAACTTGACCAAGTTTAGCATCACCCGCTCCATACATCAATGCATATATAAAGGTTTTAGAATTTTCTCTTGTTTTTAAACCTGCTGTCTTTTGGTTCTTAGTATGTATATCTCCATGAATTATTTCATTCGTGTATTCAGAATCATTCATATAATGAGCAAGCATTCTTAATTCTAAACCACTTGCATCTATGCCCACTAACTTATAATCTTTAGGTACAATCCAACAAGACCGACACTCTGTACCATACTCACTTCGTATGTTTGGTACTTGTCCTGTGTTAGGACTTCTATGTGCCATACGACCTGTTATAGTTCCATTACTTATAACAAAGCCATGTATTCGGCTGTCCTTTTCAACAGCGTTAATCCAAGATTCTATTTGAGCTATTCTTTTTTGTAATAATAAAAACTCTGCGATAAGTTTTGCTTCAGGGATATGTTTAACTTTTGATAAAGATGATTCATTAACTATTGGTTGACCTGTAGGTGTAAATTTGTTAGGTTTCCAACCAAAGTCTTGTAGATACTCACCTATTTGTTTACGCGATCCAAGATTAAACTCTTGTAGTTTCTGTCGCATGAAAGGTTTGTAATCTTTAGACTCTAAAAGTCTTTCATATTCTCCGCCTTTACCTGTGGTTAATCCTGACTTAGATAACTCTCCATCCTTTTTAAATTTAGGTTTTACTAATTTCACATCAACCCACTTAGGTTCAAAAGTAGCGCGTACTTCTTTCTGAACAATAGTCATTCTTTCTTTAAGTTCTGCACATAAGATAGACGCTTTCTTGATATCAAATAAGAACCCATCATCTTCTTGTTGTTTCATAATTTTAAATACATCATGTTCTAATACCATAGATTCTTCAGAGAATTTTTCTCCTTCTGAATTAAGATAGTGAAATATTTTTTCATTTAAAACAACATCCTGTTTACAATAAGTAAGCATATCTTCTGTAAATATTTCCCAATCATCAGGCTCTTGTCCTTTTGGACAACGAACAATATAACCCCAATTATTTAAACTATGACCACCATCACGAACGGGATTAAATAATCTAGACATTACTAAGGTATCTATAACTACTGTATTTTTAAATAAGTCTACATTATATAGTTTATTTATAACAGGAATATCAAACCCTATTATGTTATGCCCTATTAAAGCATCTGCTTGTTGTAAAAACTTAATACCCTGTTCTATCTCGTGCGGTCTAAAAGTTTTTATTTCTTGTCCTAAAGGCTTTGCAACAAGACAATGTATTTTGTCAGGCTTAAGTCCGTTAGTTTCTATATCAAATATTATATCCATAATTACCTCTTAAAAATCTATATCATCAAATGTTTCTTCACCAGTTACTTCGTGCATACGACCTGTATCAAGATTGTATTTTAAACTACAAGCCAAGCCGGTATCTCCTGTATACCTAGATTTTAAAACTCTAACTCTAGTGGTGTTAGCTTCGTCAGGATCTTCTGCTTGTTGATTTCTTTCAAGCGCTATTACTGAATCAGATAACTGTGAAATACCTTGTGAACCTTTGAGATGAGAGAGTGAGACTGTAATACCTTGTTCATGTCCTCTATCACCTGCGGCTCTACGAAGATGTGCAACCAAGAACATACCAACTCCTGTTTCTTCTACTAAAGAACGAAGCCTATTCATTAACTGATCAATGCCTCGCCTTTCGTCAGACTCGGTTAAACAATTAACAAGCATATGTAAGTGATCTATAATTACCCATTCGCATTGGCAACCAATAATCATATACCTTAACTTAGAAAATATTTCATCTATGTTAGTTGCACCTAAATGTGAATGTATGAAGACTCTATTTTTTTCTATGACTCTATCAAACAGTTCTTGTAATTCTTCGTTAGTATATTTTTCTCGTTTCTCTGTTAAATATAAACGATCATTAGCCTCAATAGATATAATACCATCTGCAGTCTTTAACCAATTTTCTTCAAGAGCAATGATACCTACATTATCTTTAGTATTTTTAATAAGATAATGACTAAGCTCTCTTGTGAAGGAGCTTTTACCAAGTCCTGTACCGCCTGATATACAGACTAACTCAGCCTTACGCATACCATATAGCTTTTTATTTAAACCTTTGTAAGGATAAGCTATACTTTCTTTTACTTCTCTGTGAATCCAATCGTGTTTCTGACTAGACAGTTCCATAATGCCTGAAGGTGTATACTTTTTAGATTCCCACCAACACTTAGTAAATTCACTATACTTGTTTTGTTGTAGCATAGCGTTAGGATCTTTAAAGCCTGTAGGTAAAGTCATTATCTTAACCTTACCCGGTTTTATAATGTTGGCTACATCTCTAGCAGACTTTCTACCTGCTTCATCATTATCAAAGCAAAGAATAACTGACTCAAAAGACTCAACAAATTCTATACTATCTCTAATGTCTCTGACAGCAGACTGCGCACCTCGTTTAATAGATACAGCTGCCCACTTATTATCCATCATTTCATGACAAGCCATAGCATCACATTCGCCTTCTACTATAGTAAGATACTTACCACCTGTATTTCTAAACAACTGCTCACCAAACAATCCTGTGTTTTCATACGTGCCTTTGAATCTAAAGTCTTTGTCTTCAACAAGCCTAGTCTTTACACCTACAATTTCATTGCCGTTATAAAAAGGATAGATATGCTTTGCAACCTTTCCATTATTATCATATACAATACGAACACCATATTTCTTAGCAGTCTTTTCACTGATGCCACGATCAGTAAGGTCTGCAAAAATTCCTGTGTAGGAGTTTAAAAATGTAGTTTCTTTTGGTTTGTGGTCTGTAATTTGTGTGACGCCTTTTGGATTTTTATAATCTTTAAAGAAAGTTCCGCAACTAAAACATTTTGCAGAACCATTCTCATTCATTGCGACAGGATCTGATCCTCCGCACTTAGGACAGGGTAATTTATACGCTGACCAATTACTTTCTTGTAAATTCATAGGCACTCTCCTATAAAAAGGGGACAAGTAATCCAAGACTAATTCCTGTCCCCAATTATGTTAAGAATCAGAATCGTTTTGATCTGATTCCTCCGCGACTTCTATATTACTATCCACAGTATCGTTTGTTGTTGTACTTTCGTAATCAGCAATCAATAGATTTTCAAAGTGTAAAATAGAACCAATGATTTCTTCTATGTCTGCAACTGCTGTTGCTTTCTTAGAATTTAATCGTTGTAGCCGAGCTAATAGAACTTTTCCTGTAGGGGAAAGATCCTCTGCATAAACCTGTATGCCATCAATAGTGACAAAAGGTTTCTCTGTATTAGAATTTTCCATTAGAACTCTTCTCCGTCTAAAAGTTCAGCACCATCTTCTGATCTATACTCGACAAGATCAAGAACCTGCACAGCTTGTAAGTCCAAGCCTGTGTAAGGTCCAAATTTATTCTCGCCTTCGTATTCAGAATACTGTACTTTAATTTTAGAACCATTACCAACCGCATAGTTTACTTCTTGTTTGTTAGCATCTAACAGACGAGGTGCAGGTCTAACCATTCCATTAGGACCATTAACTTTACGCTTGATTATTATTGATGGACCTTCTTCCATCTGTTTAAGCCTGTGTCCACGACTTGCAAATTCATTTGCAGTCTCATCATCAACAACTAAGTTGACTGAGTAAACAGGTTCAAACCTTGTGTTAGGCTGTTTTATGCTTGCCCAATAAGCAGTTCCTTCGACAATTGCCATAGTAATATACCTCCATAGCATTATTATTATAATTCACTACCACGCAGAACAAAGCGGAGGAAGTGAGCCAATGAACCCCATCATCTTGATATGACACCAAGTTAGGTACATACTGAATGATGGAGAGTGAGGGCATCATACATACCTAATGGCTCTTTTACTTTGCTTTCGCAATAGAACAGTAGGTAGTATAACATAAATGATACCCTAAGTCAAGCAGAATTAATTTTTATTTGAGTAGTGATATTTTGCTAACTCCTTATATTTCTGCTGTTTATGTTTTGAGTTTCTCCATAACATGAAGAAAGTTAATGTAATAAGTGGGTGAAGGACAACAAATATTAATAAGTTCATTAACTCATATCCTATTCCCGTAGCTTCTCCAAGTAAATAAATAATCCCACAGCAAATATTAAATAACAGCGTGACTATTCCCTCAAAAGTTAATTCAATATCTGGAATTGGTATTTTTGTTGCTATATTATAAATCAAATCAATCATATTTTAATCCTCGTTTTTAAATAAATTTTGTATAAGGGTTTCATCATTAATAGATTCCCTCATTTCTCTTAATGGTGTTATTGATTGTCCAAGTTTCCATGTATAACCATCATCTACACGAGTAATAGTTTTAATAGCCTCAATATTATTAAAGGCTACCATACTATCAATAACTTGCATAATATTATAAGCAAAAGTCTTAAGCTCTAAGACTTCTCCTTCTAAATCTTTTACTTCTAAAATATATTCTTTCATAAGTTGTTGTCCTAATTTTTAAAGTCTATGTAGGAGTATACCACATAGTGCGCTACATTGCAAATTTATTTTCATCTCAATATCTCCATACATAGTCTAGATATATTTTCTCAGTCATTATAACAAAACCTTTGTCTTCTTTTTTAGCAGGTCCTTTAGCTACCAAGCCAATAACTCGTTTAGCTTTATCCAAGAATCTCATGTCGTGTTCATCACCATCTATAACTCTAAGTCCTTTAAAAGTTTTAGGAAGTTTATCTTTAAAGACTACCGCAATATTATATTTAAGTTTAACTTCATCAAACAACTGCGCATATTTAGAATCAGCTTCGCTGTATGACCATGTTAAATGATAGTTAGGTATATGATCTACCTTTCTTGTAGGTATTTTAGTATAGTCATACCATTGTACTTGCGGAAACATCTCAAAAATGTTTTGTCCACCCTCAACTATAATCTTTTCCCATTGTATATCACTTGTACCATTCAATCTAATAGCAGGCTTCTTACCTTTGCGACCACAAGCACCGATAAATTTTATAACATCAAGAACTAACTGAGTCATAAACTCATCACGATTATTTAAAAACAAATCTGTCTTGCGCTGTCTAGCATCTTGAACACTAGGGAATACACCACCCATACCTGCTGTATTTAAACAGGCTTCTTTACAACCTGCTTGTATTTGATACGGACAGATACGAGTACTAATAGGTCGTAGATGTAGTATGCATGACCAATACTTCTCTGATAATTTATTACTCTTTTTAATTTTTGGATTGCTGTTTACTGATAATAGTTTATAGCTCATCAGACACCTCCTCTGTTGTATATTCAACTTCGATATGGAAAGCATAAGACAAAGGCTCAATCCCTTCTTCATTAAGCTCCCAATCTATGATGTTGCTTAAAGTTTCAGTAGTTTGTTTATCGAAATCTCCAAACATAATTGTTTTTGTTTTACTCATCACACACCGCCTTCGGATCTAAATACTGTTCCATAATTGTTATTTTATTTTGAATATGTTCTATATCTTCTTGTAATTTAAAAGATATAAGGTAATCATCATCACCTCTAATATCATCTAATAAACAAGCAATAGATATACTTGCTTCCCTCAATGCTCTTAATACTTTTGTGCAATTAACCCTCATAACTACCACTCCTACGAATTTCTTCATCATCATAGAAGTCTTCGTTATCTTTGTCGTACATATAAGCTACTTGCATTATGAAAGGATTGTTAGCTTCAGGTGCGCCTTGTTCAATCAATATATCTAATACCATTTGTGAAAACCTATTTGATCTACTTTGTATTTTTATATTAGGAAAGCTATCAAATAATAACTGTTGTCTTTCTAATCTTTTGAAAGCCTCATCAGCTACTTCTCTAACTGCGTGTTGCGCATCTATCATTGCTTCATTAGTCTTGCTCATTTATAATCTCCCATTAAATGATCTACTCGTTGCTGTATATAATACATACGAGCATCTGTTTGTGTTAAATTTTTATCATCAGCTTCTTTACTAGCTTGAGATACAGCTTTACTGTACCTCTCACTTTGTGTAGTAATGAAATTAATAATGTTATCTGTGTAGTTAGTTTCAATACTCATCATGCCACCAACCTTAATGCAGGAAGCATCTTATCATTCAAAGTCTTTCTAACTCTGTCGAGTCTATCCATCTTAACAGATGCAATATTCTTTTGTGATAATCTTCTTGAAGGAATAGAATGTGTTGCCCACTCAGTCATAGAATTATATAAAGACCACGCTGTACTTCCTAGTTCTCCACGATTACAGTTCCAGTAGTACCATAGATCACCAAGCGTTTTGTTTCTCTTAACATCAGGTTTATTCAATATAATTTCATGGTCAAATCCACTTGCTATATGACTGTCAACTGTTTTAGCTTGAGCCAAATGAGCCATAATAGACATAGCATCAGTATTATCTATGCTAGTATCAACCATCTCTTGCCATAAATCTGTTTCATCATTATAGAATCTAACAGACTCCGATAACTTATCAGCAATTTGATTTAAGTTTAGACCTTTAGTGTGTTTAGATTTGTGGATTCCAAAGTTATTAGCAAACACCTGCATATTTAAACAGATGAATCTTTTACCACCAACCTCAACTACAAACGACCATGAACCATCAAAACTATTTCGTGCTGATATAGTTAATGCTACTTGATCTCCAGTACCTTCACCGATACTAACTGTATGAGCAGGTAAAGTATAGATACTGTATGCTCTAGCACCATCATGTGAACAGGCTGTTTCTCTTTCAATACCTGTGACATCTAAATCTGATAGCTTAATAACATTCTCTGCTGTTTTAAATGCGTCAACATGATTGACAGGTTTATAGCCTTTACCAACCACACTCAATACTTTATTAGTATCTTCACGCACCAATGCAACATGAGAATTTATATCAGTAAAGTCTGTATAAGCACCATCAATTGGACTTATCCCATGTCTCAGACTAAGTAATGGTTCTCTGCGTACTGAAAAATCAGCACTACCATAATCGCCTAGATTTGCTAGGACTTCTGCTCTATTATTCATAGATCCCCCTTGTTAATTAATTTAAAATTGTCCTTGTCTTTTATAAAACAAGCAACAGTTAAGTCCGTTCCGTTTTCTTTTCTAAAAACAAACTTCTTAACTGCGGTTGGTTTGGAACTATCTTCATATAGATCCCTTGTGTCAGAAGTAATAACTTCTTTGACATAGAATAGACTTAATCCGTCCATAATTATACCCTCTCTAATGGTAGCAATATTATAAAGGCAATCGCTGTGAGCCTATAGAAACTGTAGTAGTTAGTGGGCAGTTGGATTAACATTTAAGGATAGTTCATTAACTGCTAATTTCCCTATCAATCCTCGCACTAGCTACTGGTAGTTTTGTAGTTCCGAAGATAACTACCAACTCCTCCAACAGCAACATAACCATCGGTCTTTACCCTGTCTGTCTACAGCAGTATGTGCGCTTTTATAGTCATCTAACAACCCATACATCTCATTGTTAGGAAGACTTAAGGCTTTGATTGCTACGCCATCAATGATGGTAAATACTTCTACAATCACCTTATACTAGTTTGATTTGTTTACCCACAGCTTAAATTACTAGCAAAGTCTGTGCGCTTGTAAGGAACTGTTTATAACTCGTTTAGCACCTCATGGGTAGAGTGGCAGGAATGAATTTATGTTGGCTTCCTTTTCTTACCAAACCCTTACTATTATTGTTTAGCTGTTTTCTAAATATTCAGAAGCTATATCTGTTTTGATTTGTTCAAGATTCTCTGTAGCATCTTTAGGTAGTAAAGCAAAAGCTACTTTACTAAAGACATCTTCATAGGCTGAGTGATAACCATTAAGATTAAGCTTAATAAGAGGCATAGTTGTTCGACTATTTCTATAGCTATAAGAATTATATTGCTCTAATTGAAAAGCCTTACTGCATATTTCTCTATTAAAAGAATCTATACTATGAGAAATCTCTTTAGTAAGATCATCTAAAAGATTTTGCGCTTCATCAACTTTATCTTTCAAGATTATAGCTCGTTGAACATTAGAATCAATACTTTTATATTCTATTGTTTCATATAGAATAGCTTTCGTATCTTCTGAACCACTAATTATTTTAGTACAAATAGCGTCAACGATTGAATCTATTTCAAATTTTCTAAGCTGTGGCATATTACACCAACCTTGCAGGAATACGAATCATCTGCATAGTAGTGTTAGTATGACTTACAGGTGTGATTTGATATTCACCTTCGACATTGGTTCTTTTATACCATATGTCTCTGAGTGGATTATCATTTCGTCTATAAGCAACCCATTTGCCAAAGTTAAAAGCGGTGTAAGTAGTACCTTTGTTGATACTATAACCTCTGCTCTTTTTAGCATTGCGCTTGATTTGATTAAAACCAACTGTATTTCCGATTGCCCACAATGTTCTAACAAACAATGGTGCGGAAGCGATTGGTTTAGTTAAGTCTACATCATCTTTGATGTTTCCTTTCTTTGTATAAGTAATTCTACTCATAGTTTTTCTCTCTCTTTAATTTTGAACAGTATATTAAAGGCAACTGTTCTTAAGCCTATCGAAATTTTAACTAGGTGCAGTACCTTTAACTCCGCTGTATCTGCCTTGTCTGTTATAGTATTTCAACTGAAGTACCTAGTTATTTTTTGCCCACCACCAACCCGATATAAAAAAGATACATCTTAGTTTTATATCTCTACATATTCTTTAACTTAACATTAAAGGAAAATTTAAAATAATCATGTTTTCTTTGCCGTCCCGTAAGTATAGCAAATCCACCGAAAAAAGTCAATGGGTTTAAAACTCTATACGAACAATATATAGTAATAAACCCAACATAACTTAAATAGTATTATTAATACTTTTTGCGCAGGTCTACTTACCACGATCTTATAACCCATTCTGCACCGATATATTGTGTGTATCTAACAGTTAAAACTTTAGATCGTCTACCTTTTGTATAGATAGACATTTTATCTTCTTTGATAGAGAAGGATTGTTTATACCTAAACCCTTGTTTTCTAAGGGAATTTAATGCTTGTTGATAACTATTAAACAGTTGTTCGCTGTCTTGTTCTTTAACAGATCTCATGATGATTCCCCATAATTAATATCACAATTTTGACAGTAAGCTGTATAGATTGTGGTAGGAGTTATAAATTCGATAAGGTCTGAATCACATTCGCTACATGATTGCGGTGTTTCAGCACCAAAATCTAAAGAGTTATCATTCTTTGCATAGCCTTCTTCATAAGTCTTACCATTTTTTGAAATGTGTATATGTCCACCGACAATATCTATATCCACTATTTTACCTCTGCAATTAAGTCATCTTTCATAGTTATTTTAGCAAAAAATTCTCTACCACCGCCTAATAGATGTGGTATTCTTGCTCCTACAAATGAACCTGTTGATTTATATTCAGCACCAAAGACTGAAGTTTCTAAAAATTGTAAAGGTTTACCAATACATTTTTTAAGTTCTTTTTTACTAGCGTAGCCTGTTAATAACATCATAATATTTCCTCGTTTGTTAAGTTTTTATGGTTCGGTTTGTTGCCGAAGCCTCACAAGTCTAACCGCTCGGTCAAAAAAAGTCAAGGGGTTTAAAACTTAGTAAGAACAATATATACAAAAAAGATCAGTCCAACTCTAATAGATGTATATATACATTTTGCGCAACCTCTTAAAAGATTATTTAACTATGTAGGTTTGTATCTATACTTTTTACATATTCTTTTTGGTTATATACCTGTGGATAAACTGTTTATAAGTCTGTATAAGCTGTGAATATACTGTGAATATAACTTATAGTTATATAGAGATGCCCTCAATAATACGCGCCATCTTTTGAAAATTTGAGATTCTAAATTGACAGCTCAAGTTCGAGTCTTCGAGTTTTAAATAGTCTATCAATTTCGAATCTAAATTTTTGGGGGGTTTTCAAAGCCTGCTAAATAAAATTGAAGCGCTTCTTAGCGCATAATTTGAGGGTGGTTGACGAAGAGATCTGTAGCATAAGAGAAGGGGAGAATCTCAATGTCATCCCCCCTAACTCGGTGATCCTATCTAGTTCTGGTCTTGTTGAGCCACATAGTCTTGGATCGAATTGCGATACTTAGCCGGTAAAGTCTTCTTAGAGAATAGCGTATGAGCTTGGCTGTAAGTTAGTCTGCCTTCTTTTTTCTCATTATAGAGACAGCCTTGTATCTGTTTAGCTTCTCGGTAGTTAGTGTTGCCGTTTGTCTTGCTTGCAAATTTGAAACTCAATCCTCTGATTTGATTCCAAGTTGCCGGACCTTTACGGGTTGCTTCGGGTACTTTTTTGATGTCGAATGTTGTAGCCATGTGTTTTCTGCCTTTATTTGTTAAGTTTATGAGTTTGGAAGATTTTTCCGCTCTCACCCTAAGGGGAGTGGGAAAATCTTTGGCTTTCTTCTCATAAACCTGAATAAAGGAACACATGTATAGCGACACCATATCGACATAAGTAGCCGAAGTGAGCTGTAAAGGTCCTTCTTGGCAACTTAGGAGTCTAAGCAGATTGGTTGAGTTTATATAAATTTGCAGGCAAAGCAAACGGTGAGACTAAATGCCGTTAGAAGATGCAATAGATACAAGGCTACCTAGTATATGAGGAAATAAGATGTAGACTAACGAACCTTTACAAGCTTATGCGCTATTCTCTTAGAAGTACTAAGCGGTTAAGTGTTGTGATTCGATCTGTAGTCTATTGAGCTTGACAAGTCTCGACTAGAATAGGGCATTGTGGGAGGGGGGTTATATTTATAGAGATTCTCCACTTGTCAGACGCGGAAGATCTTGTAGTCAACCACCCCATGCAGGATGCCATACCCCCCACCTACCGTATATATGTAGTGCTTGAATGTAATTATGAAAATAAGGTGTAAACCAGTTTCCCCGAACTTAATAGACTAATAGACCACCATGACTGGTAGGCACTATCAACCTTGGGGGGGGACAAGGTTCATTGTACAGTCAATAATCAATTCTGTCAATAGTTAATTTATTACTTGACAAAACAACAGATAGCTGTAAACTAGATCTATGACTGGTTTACTAAACTCCCTCAACAAAAAGAAAGAATTAACTCCTAAACAACAGAGTTTCTTAGATAATCTAGTAACTACTGGAGGAGATTCAAGGAAGTCTGCTGAGTTAGCAGGCTATGCAGGCAATCATTATCAAGTCTTAAAAGCTTTAAAAGATGAAGTATTAGACCTTACAACGAATGTTCTTGCGCAAGCTGCGCCACAAGCAGCCTTTAAACTATTAGATATAATGAATGCTGATGCGCCTATTCCGCAAGCAACAAATAAATTACAAGCAGCGCAAACAATATTAGATCGTGTAGGTATTGCCAAGACTGAAAAGTTAGACATTAACCATAAAGTAGCAGGCGGGATATTTATCATGCCAGAGAAAGAAGCAATAGTTATAGATGCAGAGGTAGTAGATGTCGAATCAGAATAGTGAAGAGTTTCTAAGTTATTGTATGAGACTATATGATTCCAACTGCCATGAGAGAAAAGAACATGGACAAGAACCTTTTGAAACTTTTGAAGATTACTATAATACATACACAAGGTGGTTAAAAAATAAATATGCTGAACTGGAAACATCTACAAGAAGTTGATGAGACTTACTTTGAGCATATGGCTTATGCTTTTAAAATAATCTATAAGTTTATAAGACTCATAGGTTGTATGACTACCCACGCTATCTTTCCTTTTATATTCTGTAATGCTCTAGAGCCTACAATGCGTAAAGTACAACAACAAACAAACGAAAGAAAGATAACTAAGATTGAACATTGTGATTCTTGTGGTAGAAGACCTTGTATTTGTTTTGACTGATAATGCCAACCAAATTTAAACCTAACGAAAAGAAATATAACAGGCATACAGGTAAAGTCACAACAGCACGTTATTATATGAAAGCAATGCCCAAGAAAGAATTAATAGATTACTTAAACGGGAGCAACTCTACTTCTAAGAAAAAGCATAAAGTCTTAAAAGAACTAGAACGTAGAGGAATTAAACTGGTATGGAAACAATGACAAAGATTTGGCGAAAAAAAGAATGGGAAAGTCTAGTCATACAACGTGATCCTACAACAAGAATCAATCAAGGTTTAATAAATTACTTAAACGAACAAGAACAAATAAATAAAAAAATAATGGCAAATAAAAATGTTAAGCGCTCCTGAAGGATATATACGTAGAAAAAGTTCTACTATTCCTTTTGGTTATGAAGTAGACGAAGAAACCAAAGGATTTTTAAAACCTGTAGATATTCAAATAAAAGCTTTAGATACTATAACAGAACTGGTACATAATAAATCTATTAGTCTAGCAGAAGGAACAGAGCTTTTAGAATTTCAAACAAACAGAACCCTATCTCGTATGGGATTAAAGAAACTTGTAGATAAAAAATATGAAGAACGATTGGGAAATAAATCCAAATCTTTACTTGACAGATCCTGAAGGAAGCTTTATACTAAAGAAAGACGGAACTCCAAGAAAGAAAGTAGGAAGACCAAAAGGAAGCAAAAGTAATTATGCTTTTCACAGTTCTACAAAAGCTAAACAACAAGCTACAAGATCGTTAAAGAATAAACAAAAGACGATTAAAAAATTAGAGACTAAGCTTAGTAATAAAAAAGAACACTTAAAAAGAACTGAAGAAACATTAAAGAAAGTTAGTGGATTAGATAATAGTAGTATTGTTTCAGAAAAAGATTTAACAACACTTCCTAATATTATACAGAAGCACATAGATGAAACAGGTGATTCTATTTCTTTCATGGCTAATGAAGGTCCACAAACAGATTTCTTAGCAGCAGGTGAAAAGGATGTACTCTACGGAGGTGCTGCAGGTGGTGGAAAAAGTTTTGCCATGTTAATAGATCCTTTAAGGTATTGTCATGTTAAAGAACACAGAGCTTTAATTTTAAGAAGAACAATGCCGGAACTACGAGAGCTTATTGATAAAGCTCGTGAGATTTATCCTAAAGCCTTTAAAGGTGCTAGGTTTAAAGAAGTAGAAAAAGTATGGTACTTTCCAAGTGGAGCAAAGATAGAGTTTGGATTTTTAGAAAAAGATGCAGATGTATATCGTTATCAAGGACAAGCATACAGTTGGATAGGCTTTGATGAGATTACACATTTACCGACAGAGTTTGGTTGGAATTATTTAGCATCAAGATTAAGAACTACAAATCCTGCTATAAAAACATATTTAAGATGTACGGCTAATCCGGGTGGAGTAGGCGCACACTGGGTAAAGAAAAGATACGTAGAGCCTACTGAACCTAATAAAAGTTTTGAAGGTTCTGATGGTTTAACAAGAAAGTTTATACCTGCTAGGTTAGTGGATAATCCATACTTAGCACAAGATGGTGAATATGAGCGAATGCTTATGTCATTACCTCCCATTCAAAGAAGACAACTGTTAGAAGGGAATTGGGAAGTGAACGAAGGTGCAGCCTTTGTCGAATTTAATTCGGACCACCATATTATTCCTCCCTTTCAGATTCCGATCCATTGGGAAAGAGTAAAAGGAATTGATTACGGATATGCAGCCGAGAGCTGTTGCCTTTGGGCAGCCGTTGATCCTCAGGACAAGACCATCATTATATATAAAGAATTATACAAAAAAGGTCTTACGGGGGAGGCTCTCGGTCAGACATTAACAGAAATGGAAATGACTGAAGCTAGATCTATTATGGGAGTATTAGATACCGCTGCGTGGGCAAGAACAGGTTATACAGGTCCTACAATAGGTGAAATGTTATTAAAGGCAGGACACAAGCTTAGACGAGCAGATAAGAATAGAGTAGCAGGTAAAGTACAAATACATGAACATTTAAAACGTAGGAATCAAACAGGCAGACCTAGATTACAAATATTTAATACTTGCGTTAATGTTATAAAAGAACTTCAAGGGATTCCTCTTTCTAAAAAGAATCCTGAGGATGTTGATACAAACGCACCCGACCATGCTTATGATGCATTAAGGTACTTAATAATGAGTAGACCAAGATTAGAAGATCCGTTTGACTCATTCTTACGAATTAAAAGACAAGCATATAACCCTTCTGATACAGAATTTGGATATTAATAAATGGCAGAAAAAGAAAACAAACAAAATACTTTTTTAGATGCGGATAGCATTTATGAAGATGTTGAAAACGAACACGGTAAGACATTAAAGCTTGAATATGAGCAGTCTAAAAATCTAGTAGGTTTAATTAAATCTCGTTTTTCTTCTTGTGAAACTTCTAGGAAACCTGATGAAAGTCGTTGGTTAACATCCTATCAAAACTTTAGAGGCTTATATGGTAAAAGAGTTAGGTTTAGAGAAAGTGAAAAATCTAGAGTTTTTATAAAAGTAACTAAGACTAAAACAATTGCCGCTTATGGTCAATTAGTAGATGTCTTATTTGGCTCTGGGCAATTTCCGTTATCCGTAAAGGAAACTAAATTACCTGAAGGTATATCGAAAAATGCTCGTGTAGCAATGAACAATTCTCCTGTTAACATCGAAGCACCACAAGAAATGGGAGATGGCGAGCTAGAACAAAACGCTGTATCAAAAACTAACCTTTTCGATGTCGGTTATAAAGGCGATGGAAATGTTCTAATGCCCGGAGCAACCTTTAAAGAAGGTGAAAACTTTTTAAGTTCTTTAGAAGATAACTATACTAATGCAGAAGGAAGAGTTGTTCTTGAAGCAGGTTTATCCGCAATTCCTCAAGTTCCTGAAATTAGTCCTGCAGCCAAAGCAGCACGCAACATGGAAAAATTAATTCACGATCAATTAGAAGAATCTAATGGGGTGTCTGAATTAAGAAATGCTTTATTTGAATCAGCGATGCTTGGTACAGGAATTATAAAAGGACCATTTAGTTTTAATAAAACTTTACACCGTTGGGATAAAAACGGAGAAACAAGAGAATATAAACCTGTACAAGTACGAGTACCACGCGTAGAGTTTGTTAGTTGTTGGGATTTTTATCCTGATCCAAATGCTACATCTATTGATGAGTGTGACTTTATTATACACAGACATAAGTTTAATAGAAGTCAATTAAGAGGATTAAGAAATCTTCCGTACTTTGATAAAGATGCAATTAGAAATACATTAAGTGAAGGTCCTAACTACGAAGAAAAGTATTTTGAAAATCAACTTAATGAAGATAATAACGCAGAAGATTATAATACAGACCGCTATGAAGTATTAGAATATTGGGGAATGATGGATGCAGACTTTGCAAGAGAAGCCGGTATTGATCTTCCTGCATCAATAGATGATCTAGATGAAGTGCAGATAAATGCATGGACTTGTGGTGGTATGTTATTAAGAGCAGTTGTAAATCCTTTTACTCCTCCAACTATTCCCTATCATGCATTTCCTTATGAACGTAATCCTTATAGTTTCTTTGGTATAGGTGTACCTGAGAATATGTCAGACTCACAAACTATTATGAACGGACACGCTAGAATGGCAGTAGATAATCTAGCACTAGCAGGTTCATTAGTCTTTGATATAGATGATTCTGCTTTAGTAGGTGGACAGTCAATGGAAATATATCCCGGAAAGATATTCCGCAGACAGGCAGGAATGCCCGGACAGGCAGTACATGGAATGAAGTTCCCTAACACCGCACCTGAAAATATGATGATGTTTGACAAGTTTAGACAACTTGCAGACGAACAAACAGGTATACCTAGCTATTCACACGGACAGACAGGTGTGCAAAGTATGACAAGAACAGCTTCAGGTATGTCGATGTTATTAGGTGCATCCAGTTTAAATATTAAAACAGTTGTAAAAAATATAGATGATTTCTTACTTAAGCCTTTAGGCGAAGCATACTTCCATTGGAATATGCAGTTTATAGAAGAAGATATAGATACTGTTGGAGATTTAGAAATTAACGCAATGGGAACTAGTAGTTTAATGCAAAAAGAAGTAAGGAGTCAACGATTGACTATGTTCTTACAAACTGCACAGAATCCTTCTATTGCACCATTTATTAAAATATCAAAAATAATTAGCGAACTAGCTTACACTTTAGATCTTGATCCTGATGAAATACTCAACGATCCTGAAGAAGCTGCTATCGCTGCACAAATAATAGGAATGCAAAATGCTCAACAAGAACCTAGCGCGGAAGCTCAAGCCAATAACCCACAACAAGCTGCTATGGGAGGCGCTCAAGGAATACCTGAAGGACCTGCAGACGTTGGAGTTACAGGTACTGGTGGTGGCAACATCGGAACAGGAAATGTACCGCAGTCAGGGGAAGATCAATTCTCTGGCACGCTTAGAGCAGCTCAAGGATGAAGTTGAAATTACAATAAAAGAGGGAACAGATGTTTAAAAGAAAACAATATTATGATGCAGGAGCTATTTATTCTCCGGCAGAAAAGTCCGTAAGTGGAACTAACCCTGCAGTTAGTGCAGGTGGAAACTTAAGATCTGCTGTGGGTTCTTTACTAGATGCGGCTGTAAATAGTGATGCTATGCAGAATGTTGCTCAAGGTTTTATGACTGCAGCCGGTGGACCAAGTCAATTACAACTAGATCAGTTTGGATATCAAGTAGGTGAAAATAAAAAAGCAAGAGAGGCAGGCATCGCAGAACCTTTCCCAACTTCTGCCTCAGATGTTTTAGGACACGGAGGAAAAGGACAAACAGGACCTACTGCAATGCAGCGTTGGGCAGAAAGAACTAGACAGCCTAATCAATCTGTAGCTCAGAGTTTACAAAGAATAGCAAGTGGTGTAGGCGCTCATCCGGGTTATAAAGGTTCAGGTAAAGGCGCAGGCGGTTCATTAGGACAAGAAGCAAGAGCAGCAAGGAAAGCTAAAAGAAAAGCTAAAAGAACTATCGAAAGCGGTGAAGGTGGATACGAAGGCGGAAGAGTTGAAAAAGCAATAGGCGGAGAACTAGACGCACAAATGTCAGGAATGATGGAAGAAGAAATGCCAACACACATAATGCCTGACGGAACAGAAATGCCGGGAGCAACTCATGGTGAGTATGAGCAGGGATTAGCAGAAGGACAAGCCGAAGATATGGCACAAGAAGGAATGGTTCCCGATGAACAAATGGAAGAAGATTACGTAGACTATATTGTCCAATCGTCTGAGTTAGCTTCCGAAGACATAAATTATTTAGAAGAAGCACTAGCTGCTGATGATCGTTTAAGTATGATATTCGATCAGATAGTAGAAACTGCTTCAGAATTTTCCGGATCAGGTCCTATAGATGGACCGGGTTCAGAAGTCTCTGATTCGATACCTGCAAGGTTATCGGACGGAGAGTTTGTTATAACATCTAAAGCTGCGGAGGAAATCGGTCCTGATAACCTACAAAGTATGATGGAAGAAGCTGAAGTAGCCTCAGATGCTAGACAAACAGCAGCCTATGGTGGTATGATAACTGGAGAAGAAGATAGCGCAGACGCAAGTTCTTTTATGACACAAACTGTAGATCCTACAGAGCGTGAAATGAAGAAACTTCAACTTGCCGCAAATCCTCGTAGCCAATATCGTCCCATTTATGGCTGATAACCGGTAGAGTTACTTACTTATTGTAACCCTCTATCAAACTATAACCTTTAGCTACTTTGCAAGTCAAACCCTTATTCAAAAGACGTTTTTGTAATAAGCCACTTTGAAGATAGCGCAAACCCTAAAAGGAGAAAACGATGGCAGAAGTTGAAAACATACAGGAAACTGTAGAAGAACCGAAACCTAATCCGTACAACCAAAAGAAATCTTGGCAAACGGATGATGTAATGCCTAAAGAAGGTAAAACTGCTACCAGTTTATTTGTCGCACCTCAAACTGAGACAGTTGTTTCAGAAGAAGAGAAGCCGCAAGAAACTGTACATACAGACAAACCTTATCAGAAGGCTGATTATAAAAAAAGATACGATGACCTAAAAAGGCATTATGATACAAAATTAAATGAGTTCAGAACTAGAGAACAAGAGTTAGCAGGTAAAGTGCAACAAGCGCAACCCGTGTACGAAGCTCCTAAATCACTAGAAGAATTAGAACACTTTAAAAATCAATATCCTGATGTTTATGAAGTTGTCGAAAGTGTTGCTCACTTACAGAGTGAAGATAAAATGAAAAGCATAACCGATAAGGTTGCAATCATTGAAGCTCGTGAACAAGAAGTTATGAGGCGTGAAGCTGAAAAAGACTTGATGGATAAACATCCTGACTATTCAGACTTACGTAATAATGATGACTTCCATGTTTGGGCAGAAACTCAACCTGAAGAGATACAAGATTGGATTTATAATAATCCTAACAATGCATCTCTAGCGAGTAAGGCTATTGATCTTTATAAAATGGAATCAAGTTCTTTAAAACAACAAAAGCCGAGTCCACGTAATCAGGCAAAAGCGTCTGAAATGGTGTCTACTAAAACGACATCTGTTGAAGCGAAAGAGCCTAAAATCTGGACTCAAGAAGAAATCTCTGATTTATCTATGGATGAGTTTGATAAATATGAAAAAGATATTGATCAAGCAATTCTTGAAGGTAGAGTAAGAGGATAATATTAACCCTTTAATACAAGGAAACTAAAATGGCTTATAATCAATCTGATGCTTTATTCGAGCAATCAACTGATACTAATGGCAACTTTGGTAACTCCGTATCAGGGCAGAATAATAGCTTCTTCATGCCGAAGGTTTATTCCAAGAAGGTACTTAACTTTTTTAGAAAATCTTCAGTAGTTGAAGCAATTACAAACACCGATTATACCGGTGAAATCTCTGCCTTCGGAGATACCGTCCGTATTATTAAAGAACCCACGATTACTGTTTATCAGTATGAAAGAGGCGCTGACGTAACGCAAAGTAAATTAACAGACCAAGAGCTTACTCTTACTGTTGATATAGCTAACGCATTTAAATTCATCGTTGACGATATTGAGAAATCAATGTCTCATGTGAACTTTAAAGAAGTAGCTAGTTCGTCTGCTGCTTATGCATTGAAAGATGCATTTGATGCAGGTGTGATTGCAGAAATGTTTGCAGGCGCTTCTACATCTTCCCCTGACCATGTTATCGGTTCTGACAGCGCAACTGCTGACACAACTATGACTCATGCAACCAACTCTGTTGATTTGCTTGGTTCAGACGGAACAGGTGTAGACGCTTTAGACCTTATGGCTAGAATGGCAAGATTGCTAGACGACCAAGACATCCCCGAAGATGGTCGTTGGTTTGTAGCACCTCCTTCGTTTTACGAAGAGTTGTCAGGATCTAGTTCTAAACTACTTTCAGTAGATTACAACGCAGGTCAAGGTTCTTTAAGAAATGGTTTGGTGTCAAGCGGAAAGCTTCGTGGTTTTGATATGTACAAGTCTAATAACATTGCAGCAGTTTCTAACTGCACAGGCAAAGTTTTAGCAGGACACATTAGTTCTACGGCTACTGCTCAAGCTATAACATCAACAGAGGTCATCCGTGATCCTGATTCATTTGGTGATATAGTAAGAGGTCTTCATGTTTATGGTGCTAACGTACTACAAGATGAAGCTTTAGTATCTGCTTTCTATCTAGTTGACTAATCGTTAATTAAGAAGCAAAAAATGGTATGTGGGAAGAGAATTTTATGTTCATCTTCCCCATACTTAAATAACAGGAAAAGATATGCCACAATTAGGAAATGAACGAAATCCTTTGATTATGAAAAATCCAAAAAAGGGGAACAGAAAATTAGTTCGAGCAGGAAGTAAAGCAACTGCTGAAGAACGACAAAGATATAAAGATAATTGGGAAGTTATCTTCGGAAAGTCTAAAAAAGGTTAAAAATAACTGCCTTTATAAAAAATAGTTATTATAATAAAATATTGAGGATTTATAGTGAAAATTAAAATGCTATCTTTAATTGCTTTTTTATTAACATTTACTGGTTGTTCTGTTGTTGAAGAAACAATAGACGCAGGTAAAAATATCTCGTCTGCTATTGTAGATGAAAGTATTGAGTTAGGTCAAACTGCAATTTCTATACCTGTACAAGCAGTAGGTACAGTTGTTGATAAATTAGAAGAAGAAACAATAGACGAAGAAACACAAGAGTAAAAGTAAGTGGCTACAACGTATTTAACTTTAACAAACGAACTCTTGCGAGAATCAAACGAAGTTGCTTTAACTTCTGCAAACTTTGCAAGCGCAATAGGTATTCAACAATTTGCAAAAGATTGTGTAAACAGATCTTATAACGATATTGTAAGCGCAGAACCTAGATGGTCTTTTTTAGCTACAGGAGAAAGCGGAGCTACAGATCCTATGTATGGTAATGTTTATGTTGAAACAACCGCAGGAACACGTTGGTATGAATTAAAAGCAGCATCAAGTTCTTTAACAACAGACTATGGTGCAATAGATTGGAAAGATTTCTATCTTACAACAATAGGAGTAAGTGGAGAATCAGCACCTTATACAAGTAAAAATTTATCTTTTATGACTTTAGAAGAGTGGAAAGATCATTACAGAGAATCAGAAAATTCAGACGATGCTGATGCACAAACATGGGGAGAACCTAGATTTGTTATTAGAAGTCCTGATGCAAGAAAATTTGGAATAAGTCCAATACCTGATCAAGTTTATAGAGTATGGTTTTATGCTTGGGATCTACCTACAGCATTAGATGCACACGGAGATGCAATAGTATTTCCAGATATGTATAGTTCAGTATTAATGGCTAGAGCTAGATATTACATGGCACAGTTTAAAGAAAATGCACAGCACGCTGCTTTTGCTTTAGATGATTATAAAAGAGGATTAAGATTAATGAGATCTAATTTAGCAGATCCTACTCCTCGCTATATGTCTACGGATATGCTCTAATGCCTTCGCAACCTTTTGCATTAGCGTGTGAAGGAGGACTTGATAAATCTTCAAGTTCTTTTGAAATGCTACGAAGACCGGGAGCAGCTACACTTTTAGAAAATTTTGAAGTTGATATTGCCGGTGGCTATAGAAGAATAAATGGTTATTCAGCCTTTGGAGGATCAAGCGCAGCTAATCCTAGTAGTGAAGATGCTATACTAGGTCTTCATGTTTATGCAGATGGAGTTATCGCTTGCTCAAACACTAATATATATTTTAGCTTAGATGGTGAAAGTTGGTTACAATTAAATAAAGCAAGTGTTGCAGGCGGTGGAGATAACTACACAGCCTTTACAGGTCGTAGTGCTGCAGCTAGAACCTCACAAGGGTTAGCACACTTTACAACTTACGAAGGTGATACAACTTACGGAGAAGTTATCATTACAGATGAAGGATCAGGTGTAAAACCTTTTTACTTTAAAATGACAGGTAGTGGAGCTTTAAGCGGAAGAACTTATTATGCAAAAGAAATAACAGTAAGTGGAACACACTATCCTAAATTTTGTACGATACATGATAAACATTTAGTAGTTGCAGGTGCAACAACAGCTCCAAATACTATATTTTATAGTGGAACAAGCGACATAGATGATTTTACAACGACAGGTTCAGGAAGTATAGTATTAGATGATCAAGTAGTTGGCTTAAGATCTTTTCGTAATGATCTAATTATATTTTGTAAAAATAGTATTTATAAATTGACAAATATAAATTCTTCCTCTACAATAGCAGTACAACCTATTACACAAAACATTGGTTGTTTAGACGGTAAAAGCATTCAAGAGGTTGGTGGTGACTTAGTATTTTTAGCACCTGATGGTATAAGAACACTAGCCGGTACAGTAAGAATTGGTGACGTTGAGTTAGGAACAGTCAGCCGTTCTATACAGCCTGTAATGAAATTTATTGCAGATAACATTGGAAGTTATAATATAAGCAGCCTTGTTATCAGAGACAAAGCACAGTATCGTTTATATTATGGTAGTGATTCGACAGGTGGTTCTTCTAAAGGAATTATAGGAACTTTAAAAACTAACGATCAAGGATTTACAAATTTTCAATGGTCTGAAACAACCGGTATAGATGCAAGTTCAGCAGCAGCTTCGGGTTTTAATTATGACGGAGTTGAAAGATATTATCATGGAGATTATATTGGTAAGGTATATAATCATGATACAGGAGATAATTTTTTATCTACAGGCGGAACAGCTACTAATATTATAGCTAAATACCAAACTCCGGATTTAGATTATGGAGATTTAGGAACTTTAAAAACTCTTAAGTATGTAAAAGTATCAATAACTCCTGAAGGAGAAGTAGATACAAGCTTAAGAATTAGATATAATTTTGATGATCTAGATAGTCCACAACCTACAGATTATTCATTGTCAGTACCGAAGCCTTCGTTGTTCGGCACAGCTTTATTTGGAGCAACCGCTGCTTATAAATTTGGAGCAGCAACAGATCCGATTACAAAACAAACAGTAGAAGGTAGTGGAAAAAGTAATTATTTTAGAATATTTAGCGATAATCAAAATTCACCATATACTGTAAATGGAATATACATAGATTACGTACCTTCAGGGAGAGAATAAAAGATGGCACAAACATATACAAGACAAAGCAGCTTTAGTGATGGAGATACTATTACATCTGCATTGTTCAACAACGAATACGATCAATTAGTAAATGTATTTGCATATTCATCTAGTTCTGCAAGTTCTACTGGACATAGACATGATGGTACAGCAGGACAAGGCGGTAATATACATACTATAGGTGACTTAGACTTTTTAAATAAAATAGTAGCAGACAGTACTAATAATCGTTGGGGAGTATTTGTAGAAGTTTCTAGTGCTGCAGTTGAGCAGATTAGAATACAAGACGGAGCTATTGTTCCAGTAACAGATAATGATATTGATTTAGGAACAAGCTCATTAGAATTTAAAGATGCATACTTTGACGGTACAATAACTACAGATTTATTAACAGTTTCAGGAACAACTAATCTTGATGGTGCTATTCAAGTAGATAATACTATAACTGTTGGTGTTGATGATACAGGCTATGATGTTAAATTCTTCGGAGATACTGCAAGTGCTTATATGTTATGGGATACATCTACTGATGATTTAGTCTTAGCAGGCGCTGCAGGAATTGATCTTGCAGGAGATATAGATGTTGATGGAACTGCAAACTTAGACAACACAGATATAGATGGAACACTCGCAGTAGACGGCACAACTATTTCACTAGATGCAACAACATCCTTAAACATAGACAACTCTAACACATCTAATGGTATTACTATTGGTACTGCGACTTCAGGTGTTCCGATCTCAATAGGTCATACAACTTCCGAAGTAACAGTCAATGATAATCTTACAGTTACAGGTACGCTTACACTTGGTTCAGGCGCTGAATTAACAGAAGCCGAACTAGAGTTCCTAGATGGAATTACAGCAGGAACTATTGCTGCTTCTAAAGCAGTAGTCGTAGATTCAAATAAAGATGCAGCTTCTTTTAGAAACATTACACTTACAGGCGAGCTTGATGCAGCTACACTAGATATAAGTGGTGATGCTGATATTGATGGTACAACTAACCTAGATGTAGTAGATATAGACGGTGCAGTTGACATGGCTACTACACTTACTGTAGCAGGTAATGTAGACTTTAATGGTGATTTAGATGTTGATGGAACTACTAATTTAGATGTTGTAGACATTGATGGTGCAGTTGATATGGCTTCTACACTAGCAGTTGCAGGTGTTTTAACAGGAGCCTCTTTAGATATTAGTGGCGATATAGACATAGACGGTACTTCAAACTTAGACATAGTTGATATTGATGGTGCTGTTGACATGGCTACAACTCTTACAGTCGGTGGTGAAATAACAGCAGCTAGTCTAGATATATCAGGAAATGTAGATATAGACGGTACTCTTGAAACAGATGCAATATCTTTAAATGGTACAACAATTACAGCTACTGCTGCAGACATTAATCTTATAGATGGTATAACTAACGGAACAGTAATAGCCAGTAAAGCTATTATAACAGATTCAAACAAAGACATTACTGGTGGTAGAAACATAACCATTAGTGGTGAACTGGATGCAGCTACACTTGATATTAGTGGTGATGCAGATATAGATGGAACACTGGAAGCCGATGCAATTACTATCGGTGGCACTACACTCGCAGAAACAATTAGTGATACAGTCGGTGCAATGGTTGGAAGTAATACTGAAACTAATATTACAGTTACTTACGAAGACAGCGACAACACATTAGACTTTGTAATCGGTACACTTAACCAAGACACTACAGGTACTGCAGCTTTAGCAACAACCATTACAGCTTCAGCTAATAACTCTACAGACGAAACAGTTTATCCAACCTTTGTAGATGGTGCTACAGGCACACAAGGAATAGAAACAGACACTGGATTTACATATAATCCTTCTAGTGGATTACTTACAATAAGTGGAGAGCTAGACGCAGGAAGTTTAGATATTTCAGGAAACGCCGACATTGATGGAACTTTAGAAACAGACAATTTAACAGTCGGTGGCGCACAAGGTACTGACGGACAAGTACTAACTTCAACAGGAAGTGGAGTAGGTTGGGAAGACGCAGGAACTGGTGCAACAACAATAGATGGTTTGTCAGATGCTAAATCAGGCGGAACAGATTTCACAGGATCACTTATTATAGGACATCAGAGTACAGGAACTTTAGATGCAGCTACTTATAATACAGCACTTGGTTATCAAACTCTAACCGCTTTAACAAGTGGCGATGATAATGTTGCAGTTGGCGGCACAGCATTACAAGATAATACAACAGGCGGACAAAATGTAGCCGTTGGTAGATATGCTTTAAAAGACAATACTACAGCTTCTTTTAATGTAGGAGTTGGTTATGAAGCTATGTCTGTGAACACCACAGGTGCAGGTAATGTTGCTATTGGTGCTTATGCACTAGACGCTAATACAACAGCAGATAGTAATGTTGGGATAGGAAAGAATGCCTTAACAGCAAACACCACAGGTGCTAGTAATGTAGCGGTAGGCTATCAAGCACTAGATGCTAATACCACAGCAGATAACAATACCGCAGTCGGAACAAGTGCTTTAACAGCAAACACCACAGGTTCTGCTAATATAGCTATTGGAAATCTAGCATTAGGAGCTAACACTACTGGTAATAGTAATGTAGCCATTGGTAGATATGCTTTAGATGCAAATACAACTGCGTCAGAAAACACAGCCGTTGGATATTATTCTTTATCTGCAAATACCACTGGAACATCTAATGTTGCTGTTGGTAAGAGTGCTTTATTAGCAAACACCACAGCTTCTCGCAACACAGGAATTGGTAAAGAGGCTTTAAAAGACAACACCACAGGAGCAGAAAATACGGGTTTAGGTTATCGGGCATTACTAGCAAACACCACAGGCAACAGAAACGTCGCAATAGGTGATGTTTCATTGGATGCAAACACGACAGGTTCAGACAACGTAGCTGTAGGGCAACAGGCTTTAGGAGCAAACACTACAGGTGGAAACAACACAGCTATAGGTTATGCGGCTTTAGACTCAAACACTACAGGTGATACAAACGTAGCGATTGGTAAGGCTTTAGATGCTAATACAACGGGTGGGAATAATATAGGCATCGGCTATGCAGCATTAAATGCTAATACCACAGCAAATAACAATATTGGAATTGGTCGTGATGCTCTTAATGATAACACCACAGGTACACCAAACACAGCAGTAGGCTCTTATACTTTAGCAGCAAATACAACAGGCGGAGAAAATACCGCATTGGGTTATGGCGCTTTGTATACAAGCACCACAGCTTCTAACAACACAGCGATGGGTAGTGGCGCTTTAGGAGACAATACTACAGGAGCAGACAATACAGGAATCGGTAGAAGCACTTTAAACAAAAACACCACAGGTGCTTCAAATGTTGGATTAGGTGCTTATGCTTTAGATGCTAATACCACAGCTAGTAATAATGTAGGAGTAGGTGTTCACGCTTTAGGACAAACAACCACAGGAGCAAGTAATACTTCGGTAGGTACTGCTTCTATGAATGATAATACCACAGGTGGAAATAATACAGCGGTGGGCATGAACGCTCTAAACGCTAATACCACAGGCGAAGAGAATGTAGCTATTGGTTATGCTGCAGCAGTGGCAAATACAACGGGAAGTCAGAATGTAGCTATAGGCGATCAAGTCTTTTTAGCTAATACAACAGGATCAAGGAACACAGCAATAGGTAGAGAAGCTCTATTAACGAACAGCACAGCAAATAACAACACAGCCGTTGGTTATAAATGTTTAGAATATAACACCACAGGTGCTGACAACACGGCAGTTGGTTATCAGGCATTAGACGCGAATACGACAGGTGCTAATAATACAGCTATGGGAGTAAACGCTCTTGGAGCAAATACAACTGCATCACAATGTGTTGCTTTTGGCGACCAAGCATTAGATGCAAACACAACAGGGGATTACAACACCGCATTAGGTAGAAATGCTTTAACAACAAGTACCACAGGACACTCGAACACAGCAGTTGGGCATGATGCTTTAAACGCAGCTACAACAGCGAACTTTAACACAGCAATTGGTAAAAATGCTTTATTAGCAAGCACTACAGGACACCAAAACACAGCAGTTGGTTACGGAGCAGGCGATTCTACAACCACAGCCGATTCTAATGTTTATGTAGGAAGAGATGCAGGAACAGCAACTACTTCAGGTGGAGAAAATACTTTTATAGGTAAAAGTTCAGGCGGTCAAAACACAACATCAGCTAGAAATGTTTGTGTAGGTACAGCAGCAAACACAGCTACTGATAGTGGTTATGAAAATGTGTTTGGTTGGAATGTAACAAGTGCAGGCGCTGATAGAACAACAGTAGGTTCAGGCGGTTCAGATTCAGTATTGGTAGATGGTGGAACAACTTGGGCAGCCGTTTCCGACATAAGAACTAAAAAAGATATTGTAAGTTCTACAATAGGACTTAGCTTTATTAATGATTTAAGGTCTGTAACATTTGACTACAGAACATTAGGAGAACTTCCTGAAAATCATAAACACTATGAAGAAGGATCAGAAGAAATTTATAAAAGAAGACCTGAAAGACAGCTTGGTTTTATAGCACAAGAAGTTAAAGAAGCTATAGATACGCATGGTGTTCCTGATGGTTCAGATTTATGGAACGAAGACGAGGGTGGTTGGCAAAGAATAGGAGAAGGCTCAATAGTTCCTATGTTAGTCAATGCCGTACAAGAACTCTCAGCACAAGTTGAGGAATTAAAACAACAAGCACATGAAAAATGTGACAAATAATAATAACGGAGAATAAAAAATGGCAATAACTAAAACATTAACTAAAGCTATACCAAGCGAAAAGTCTAGTAAGGCTCAAGAATGGAATTTAGAAATGACTTATGAGAACGACAGCAAAGGCGATGCAACTTATTATAAGTCTGCATTTAGTTATACAGCAAAGGCAGCCGATGGTGATTTTACAGCAGCAGCTAAAGGTACTTTTAACCTTGCAGCTTTGACAGCATTATGTCCTGTATCACAGTGGGATGATGTATTTGCAAGTCAAGTGGATAGTGTTATAACGAATCCTATAGTACCACCTGTACCTGATACAGATTTTGAAGTACCTAGTTCGTAGAAAGAACTATGGAGCTTTCAAGCTACATAATTTGGAATGTGGTGTTGACTCTTGTAGTCGCACCTGTGCTGTATGCTATACGCAATAATGCTACAGAGCTTAAAAGGCTTGACATCCTTATCAACAAAACTCGTGAAGAGATGGCTAAAGAATATGTGTCAAGAGATACATTTGAATATGACATGGGAAAGGTTATGAAAGTATTGGAAAAATTAGAAGTAAAACTAGATAGGCTTTTTGAACAAGAGAAATAATAATGACAGCAAGAAAAAGAAATAATAAGAAACGACAAGACTATAGAAAAGGTGGTCGTGTGGCTTTGGCTAGTGGTAATCAACCTAATAAAATTAAAGAGCCTAGAGGTAAACCAAATTTACCCTATACTCCTGCGCCAGTAATACCTAAACAAGACAATCCTTTAACTATAAAAAAAGATCCTGCGCCTATTCCAAGAAAAGATAGACCATTTGTTCATCCGTCAGAAACACCTCCTTCTAATTTAACGCCTATAGCACAGCCTATAGCACAGCCTACAACACAGCCTACAGCACAGCCTACACCTAAGCCTTTTTCAAAAACACCTATACTAAAACAATTATTAAAAGATCCTGCACCTGCTCCTGAAAAGGAAAGACCACAGACTACTTATACCACAGCTAAAACTCCTACTACTTCCTCTTCTTATATACCTCCTGATGAAAAAGCTACGCAGACACAGGGTTTTGTTCCGGAATATATAGAAAGCATAGGAGCAGGACTACCACAATTTCCAGAAGGTGCTACCGAAGGAACTACATATACTTGGACAAACCCTGCAGGCGAAGTAATGAACTTCGTATATACTAATGGTTCTTGGGGATTAGCAGGAACAGATACTGGTGGTGGTGATGGCAGTGGTGATGGTGATGGTGATGGTGATGGTGATGGTGAGACAGCTCCTGTTTCTCCGCAATACGGAATAGGCACAGCCAACGTACCAACATCTTTTGGCGGAACAGGCGGAAGAACTCCTGCACAACAACAAGCTGCAAGAGATATGATTGATGCGGCAGCACGCGGAGAGCTGACAGGAGATACAAGAATAAAAGATCCTGCACAAATTAATTATCAAAGAGATGCAACAGGTAATTTAATATTAGATGACAGCGGACAGCCGATTCCTCTAGCCGATTCAGAAACTATGCAAATGGATCGAACAAAAGGAGTAGATGAACAAACTGTTTTAAAAGACGGACAGCGTATAGGCTATGATGCTAGTACAGGTGACGCAATTACTGCAGCAGGTATTTTACCCGGAGGCTATAGTTTTACTCCACCAGAAGGTGTTCAATATCCAATGAATATGCCACCAGAAGGACAAAGATGGTCATATGGTCCAAACGGTGAAAGGATTGCAGTAGATGCTAATACTAGAGAAGGCGCTGCTGCTGCTACATATGGAGCAGATACTATTGATCAAGCACCAATTGTTAATCCACAAACAGGCGAGTGGAGCGATAAAGGAATTGCAGATATGCAAAGCCAAGCACTAACAAAAGCAGCACAAGGTATTGACTTCACAGACGAACAGAAATCAAGAGGCATAACAGAAAGAGTTGTTGGACCGATGGATCCTCAAGCCAAGATGGACGCGGTTAAAGTTGCAGGCACAGATCTACCAAGAGTCTTAAGAGCTAAGAAACAATTAAGACGAGCAGGACTAACAGAAGAACAAATTAATTTAATAGGTAATGATCCATCACTTCTAGAAGATGAACTTATGGAGTATACTGAAGAACAACGCGGCATGATCGCAGGTCTTCCAGATGAAGCATTAGTTTCTACACAGATGAATGCACTTTTAGATGGTATGGAATCAGGAGAGATTCCTGCATTTGCTAGACCGGCTGTTGCAGCAGTTAATGAGATATTAGCACAACGAGGTTTAGATGTTTCAACAGTAGGAAGAGATGCATTATTTAACGCAGTAATTCAAAGTGCTATGCCATTAGCACAAAGTAATGCACAATCAATAAAAGAAAGTGTATTTTCACAAAGAGGAATAGAAGCTCAAGCAGAGCAAATGAATGCTCAGATGGCACAACAAAGAGCCACGACAAATTCTGAAAGAGTCTTTAATTTAAACATGGCACAGTTTAGTGCTGATCAACAAAGAGCATTATCTAATAGTAAGTTCTTACAGACTACAAGCTTAACAGAAGTTGGTAATGATCAACAAGCAGGAATACAAGAAGCTGTATCGTTAGCTCAATTAGATTTAGCAACACTTGATTCTAATACAAAACTTGCAGCACAGAATGCACAAACTATGCTACAAAGAGATGTAACAGATCTTGGTAATAGGCAACAAGCTGAAGTATTAACTAAGCAACTAGAGCAACAAACAATGTTAAGTAATCAAGCAGCACAAAATGCTGCTCAACAATTCAATGCTACAAGTGAAAATCAAACAAATCAATTCATGTCAAGCATGGCAGCTAACATGACACAGTTTAATAAAACACAACAGAATGCTATGACACAGTTTAATAAGACACAAGAAAATCAAGCGAAAGCTTTAGAAGAACAAGCAGAACTAGACGTTGCTAAGTATGACGCACAACTGTCTACACAGATTGATCAGTTTAATTCACAACAAGAATTTGCACGAGAACAATTTAACACACAAAATGCACAGGCTGTAGAGCAATCTAATGTGGCATGGCGAAGACAAGCCAATACAGTTAATACAGCAGCTATTAATGCGGTTAATCAACAAAACGCACAGAATGCTTTTGGATTAAGTACACAGTCTATGTCTTTTCTGTGGCAAGAACTGAGAGATCAAATGGATTATTCTTTCAAAGCTTGGGATAATGATCAACAGCGTAAAGCTTCATTGATGGTAGCAGCCTTAGGAAACGAAGGTGCATCATATGAAGGTAAAAACTGGCAAAGTAATTTAACAGGGATGACAAATATAATGAATACATTCCTCAATCCGGGAGGCAACTAGCATGGGATTTTTAAGTAAAGTATTTAAACCTTTTAAAAAGATTATAAGAAAAGTAGGTGGTGCAATTAAAAGTGTAGCAAAAATAATTGCTAAACCTTTTAAAATGATAATGAAACCAATTGGTAAACTTTTTGGAAAGTTAGGACCAATAGGATCAATAGCTTTAGGATTTTTATTGCCCGGCATGGGTACTGTAATAAGCTCGTGGTTTAAAGGAGCAGGACATTTATTTCAAGGAGTGTTTAAAGGAATGCCAAAAATATTTAATGCTATAAGTAAAGTTGGAAAAGCTATAGAAACAGCCGCTACATGGGGTGGTGAAATATACGGTAAAACTGTTGGTAAAGTTTTTGAAAGTGTAACAGGAGCAATTAAAGGCGGTATTGATGCGTTAACAGGAGGAAAAGCAACTCAGTTTGGTAATTGGTTAGGTGAATTTACAAGTAATATAGGTGATAAATTAACTTATAAAGGCGAAGGTATCTTAGATCCTATAAGTATAGCAGATCCAACAGCTATTGCGGATGCTTCAGCAGCAGCTACAAAAAGTATCGGTGAGAGATTTAAAGACTTTACTAGTAGAGTAGGAGATCAATGGGAAGAAAGTTTTAAAGCAGGTACAGATTTAGAAATGCCTGAACCACTCATAGAAGAAATTACAACAACTGCCGCTGGTGTTCCTTTTGAAGATGCATTTAGAAAAGATGATAGAAGTATTTTTGAAAAAGGAGTAGATGCTGCAGAGGCTTTAAGAGATAAAATAACAGAGAGTACTGCATTTAGAGGTTATAATATGTATAATAAAGTAAGTAGTTATTTTGCAGACGATCCTAGAATGAGAATGCCCGGCACACAAGGCGCAAGTGCATTTAGTATGCTTGGTAATATGCCGGGTAATTTTGGTTCTGCTGATAATTTTATAACGATGGACACATCACAATTTAATAATGCTCCTAATTTTTTAGATCTATTAACTAAATATGCAAGCGGATTTGATGCAACAATGTCTTCACAATTTAATCCTACAGATGCTTTTAATTTTGCTGATGGGTTAGGTGGTTATGGTTTTAATGTAAGAAAGGCAATCATTGGAGGAGATGAATAGTGTTAAACCAAGAAGCATTAGAAACTATGCGTCCTTTTGATGGACCTATTGCAGGTCAATCATTAACGAATAGTCCTGAAAGTCAACAGCCTTATGAAGGATCACCTGAGTATACTAATGTAAGAGAAGCAACACAAGCTATATTCCTGAGTTTACTTGAAGAAGAAATGTTAATATCAGTTACTCGTATGATGTCTGATGGAACACCGATAGGTGATATAACTAAAATGCTTCTTGTTTCAGGATTAGCACAAGGAAAATTTAATGCTGATTTAATGTTACTTCTTGTAGAGCCTGTTATGTATATGCTGTTAGCTATTGCAGAAAAAGTAGGAATTACAGATGTTATTATAAATAGAGGCGATAGTCCTGAAGAAGATATTGATGGACCTGAAACAGAAGAAGAAAGACAAGCAGACGCAGAACAAGGCGAAGAAATGCAGAGGATGTTAATAGGACAAGAACCACAAAGATTTTCAGACTTGAAAGTTAATGTTGCTCCTGACCAATTAGATCAAGACCTAATTAATCAATTAGATAATATAGACGTATCTAAAATTAAAGAAAGTTTAATGTCTAAACCGCAACCTGCAGAAGTTGATGAAGAAAGTTTAATGGCAAGGAGATAAGATGGCTGACGAAAACACAAGCTTAGAAAATATAATGGCTGATTGGGACAGTATGGATATTGGCGAACTCGGTACATCCTTACTGGCACGTAAAGCAACAATGGACAAGGCTTCCGCAAAAAGAGCTAGAAAACAAGAAAAGCGTGAAATGGCGATGGGTGTTCTTATGGCAGGACAAGCTTTGTTTGCCAACGGAGCTAATAAAAGAATTGCAGAAAGAACAGCAGCAGGACAGTTGGATCAACAAAATTCTCCTGAACAAATTACAGATTTAAAAATAACAGGAAATGTATATACTATTTTAGATGAAATGGAAAATGCTTGGAATTTAAAAAATCCTAAGAGTCAAGGATTTTTAAATGCTGATGGTACTTTATCAACACAGTTTATGTCACTAGGAGGCTTGAAGAATGCGACAATAGAAGCTCCTACATGGGAAGCTTTTGTAGATGAAAATCCACAATATAAAAATAGACTTCAGCAAGCAATCGAACCACAACTTTTAGTTTCAATGAAAGAGTTAGGGTTATCAAACTTAGCTCAAGACGCAACATATCCTGAGTTAAAAGATAATTTAACAACTAATCTTGTAGGTAATTTTATAATAAATAGAGAAATGTTTACGAGAGAAGCAAGAACATTATTAGAAATGGGACCTGAATCAGACGATAAACAACTTTTTAAAAGGCTTGGAGGATTAAACTTATCAAGACTTAATCAACTTAAAATTAGAAGAATGAATAAAGACATTGAAGCTTTTAGAAGAAGCGGTAATCTTTTTAATAAGAATGGATACCTTAGTGCTTTGTCTAGAATAAATTTAGCAGAAGAACCTGAGAATGGTATTTTTAATGCGGTTCAAGATTACCAAGATACAGGAATTGACATACCTTTACAAGCTCTTAATATAAAAAATGGAGTAAGTGAATTTTTTAATCTAGAACGAAATAGTCCTAGAGGAAGAAACTATCGAGGAAGAGCTTTGTCTGACGAGGCTCAAGTAACGCGAGATGTAATTTCAGAGATACTAACAACTGGTCTTGTGGATATGACATCCAATAAAAAAATAAATACAGGTATTCAACGTAGAAGATGGAAAAGAACATCCGGTTTAAACAAAGCTATTATTGGATCTGTTATACCTGCAGGTAAGGCATATAAAGATAGAAATTATCCTTCTACACCTCCTGTACAAGGTCCTAAAACACCTCCTGAACTAGATCAACCTTATCAGAAAAAAGAATATATCAAGCGTTTAAAAGGTTTTGGTAAAAGAATACTAGGAAAAGCAGCTCCTGTTACGAATGCTATAGGAAAAGAAGTAGCAAAGACTGGAATAAAAAGTGTTATAGCAAGAGGAGCAGTACAGACTGTAATAAAAAATCCTTATGTAGCAATCGGAGCAGGAGTAACAGCAGCGTCTGCACCTATTTTTATGAAGTCTCATTTAAAAATATTACAAGACGAGCTTGGTAAAGATAAACAAGCGTTAGAAGCAGTGACAACAAGTGCTACAGGTATATATTTAAGATTAAAAGATTATAAACAAGATCCTGAATTTAATAAATCTTTTTTCTTTGATCCTGATAATCCAAACGCTAAACCAATTACAGACGATGCTACTCTTATGAATGCTGCTATTTCTTATACACTAGCTAACAGTGTTAGTGATATAAGAACTATGACTAACCTTAGTGGAGATAAACAAACAGGTGGATTGTTCGGAGCATCAAAACGTGGCGGACTGTTTTCAGACGTAAACAATTTTGTAATCAATACTGAAAAAGTAAACAATTTACTTGAAGAGAAGTTTAGTATACAAGACGGTCAGTTTATAGCTGAACAAGCTTATACAAGATTGAAAGATCCTTTAAGTAAAGTAGACGCAATAGAGTTAGAATTTAAACACATTGTAGAACAAGCTAAAAAAGGAGGCTTGTCTGAAGATGATGCAAATATATTATTAAAAAGATTTACATATGATATAGATGCAGCAGCAGTCTATAATGAAACTTTAGATTTTAGTACAGAATTTACAAACGCAGAAATTATAAATATACTTAAAGACTTAGACGCATCTGGATATAAATCAGTATATGAGTTTATGGAAGATTTTAGTGAAACAGATGTAGACAAAAGACGATATAAAAGATTTGATGATTTTACACCTTAATAGGAAAAGATATGAGCAACGAAACTATTGCACTACAAAATTATCTTGATCTAACTCAACAAAAAGACTTAGAAGAAGAATTAGAAGATGAAGGTCTTCCGCCTCTTCCTGCAGAATTACAAGAGAAATACCTTTCTTCTTTTAGTCCTGTATCTGAAGAAGCAGATGTGGGTAGAATCCCTGTAAATCTACAAAAATCTTATGCGAAAGATTTTGCAGGACAAACCACACTCTTAAAATCACAGCTACCATCAAAATATTCATTATCAGATCTTGAAAAAGATCCTGAGTTCATTATACGTGCCGAACGATTCATGGAAGAAATCGGCAGCAAAGAAGATATTTTTGAATACTTAAGAGATCCACAATTCAGTATATCATCTGCTGTGCAAAGATCAGTACAAATTGGTAATTGGTCAGACCAAGCAAAAGAAGATTATGCTTGGCTAGATAATACTTTTGCCAACGCAGACTTAGAAGGCTTTAAAGAAACAATGGGAATGATTAAAGATCTTTCAATAGATTTAGTATTTGATCCTGTCAATTGGTTAGCTGCTTTGTTTGCTGCTCCGTCTGCAGGATTATCTTTATCGGCACGAGCTGCTTTAAACAAAGCTACAAAAGAAGGCTTAAGAAGAATAAGTAAAGCTTCTCTTGGTCGTGTAAAAGGTGTTGCACAAGGTAGAGCATTAGAAGCCGGTAGAAAAACAGGACAGTATGGTATGGCAGAAGGCGCAGTATACGGAGGCGCACACGATTTCTTTTTACAAAACTCTGAAAAAGAATTAGGCTTAAGAGAAAACATAGACCTAACACAGACTGCTTTAGTAGGTAGTATTGGCGCAGGTTTAGGTGGTATTCTTGGAGGATCAATAGGTGCTTATACCGCTTATTCACCTATGTTAAAAACAAAAGCATGGAACTATGCAAACGCAACAGGTATTGATAAGTCTACAAGAGGAACAACAAAATCTCCTATTAAACCTGATGAACTAAGAACTGCTAAATATAACGAGTGGGCAGACGAAGAGTTAATACAACATGGTAATATATTAGAAGGTTTAGCAGATAAAGGTTTAATTAATTTACAGAAACTATTTCCTGAAGGAAAATTAGGACCTGCTCCTAAAGTTGTATTAACAAGGAAAACTCCTAAAGGATTAGCGTGGGCAAGATATAAGAGGAAAAATAATACCATTACTATAAACATGGTAGAGTTAGAAAAAAGATACGCTGCTAAAGCTTGGACTGATCCAAAAGTTAAAGGAGTAAATCCTCTTCCTGAAGATAGTTTTAAAACACTAGAAGAATTTAGAGACTTTATTTTATACCACGAAGCATCTCATTCTTATATGAAAAAAGGAGCAAAAGAAAGTAAAGCTGCTTATGAGAATAGAACAAATAGTTATGCTTTAAAGATGTTAGGAAGAGAAACTCCTGATACTGTCGAAGAAAAGCTTAGTACAATTATAGTAGAAAACACTAGAGATCCACTTACTAAAACTAAAAAAGAATTAGACACAGCAAGGAAAGGCGGAGAGCTTACTGGTGGACAGTACTGGCTTAAACGAGCATTGCTTGGTTATTATGGTAAATCAACTTCTATACTTGCAGGCGCGGCACAAGATTCTGTAGCTCTACAAGGTTTTCTAGGAAGACTAAGATACGACTGGAATCATACTTTAGCAAAAGGTGTGGATAAAGTTCAAGGATATACATATGAAGAAGGAGTAAGTAGACTATCAAGCAAATGGAAAGTAGGTTTAGAAGCAGCTATTAAACCTTTATTAAGAGCAACTTTTAAAGACGGAGATACATTAGGTAGTAGATTTAGTAATGTATTTAATGATGTTCTTAAACACGATGAGAACGAACAACTACTTCGTCTTTTATGGGAACCCAACGCTCCTAGTGTAAGATATAAAGATATTAATGGGAAACTTAAAACCGTATATATTAAAGGGAAAAACGAAATAGCAGATCCTGCTAAAGAATATGTTAATAGTAATGTTTTAATAGCCGCACGAAATATAAAAGGTGTTACAAATAAAATTGCAGACGAAGCAATTGCTGTCGGATTAATTACAAGATTGCAAGTTATAAAAAATTACTTTCCAAGACAGTTTCAACACGATAAAATTGTAGCAAACAAAGGTAAGTTTATTAGTATTATTGCAAACTCTAAGCACGCAAATCCTGCTAATGCTTATGCCTCTAATAAATATGCACTAGTTTCAGAAGCTCTAGATAAGAACGGACGTTTGAAATTTAAACTAAGAAAAGAATTAGAAGAAGCAGGATATAAATCTACGCGTGCAAAGGGTTCGTGGAATAATGTTAATGAAAAGAATATTAACTTAAAAGAACTTGAAGAATTATATGCTTACTCTACACAACAAAATAGAGTAGTAACTAGGCTTGGAAAAAAATATGGTGGACATTGGGTAGATGCAGATTATTTTGAAGGACGAGACTTCCTCAGAGAATCAATGGATAGCTTTAAAATTACTAAAGAACTTTCAAGCGATGAGATACTTGGAAATCAAATAAGCGGTAATGCGCTAATGAATTTACTTGGTAAGGATTATGATAAAGTTTTTGTAAAAGCTAGACAACTTAAAGCAGAAGCCATTGTAGAGAATATGCTTAAACGAAGAGAAATGGAGTTTATGGACGGTGCGTATATAGAAGCAATGAACTTTCACAAAGCACGTACACAGGGTAGTTTTAAAAATAGAGTATTCCATGAAATTCCTGATCAACACGTTTATGATGCAGATGGAAAATTATGGATTGAAGGTTTTGAAGACTTTGTAGATAGAGATGTTAATAGAGTTCTATCTAATTATACAATGAGTTCAGCGCGAACAATAGAAAGAGCAAGACAATTTGGTAAAAGTGAAAGTGTTTTTCAAAATAAGTTTATTGCTCCTATAAGAGAAGAACTTGATAATGCAAAATATTCTGAGCAAGAAAGAAAAGAAATAATAGACAGGGTTAAATTACTTTATAAAAGAAGCACAGGATTAGATGTCCCAACATGGGAGAATATACTTAATGATGAAAGGCTAGGACAAAAAGTAACTACAATTACAGACTGGGCAAAAACAAGTCAGCAGCTTGCGCATTTACCATTAGCTACTTTATCAAGTTTAACTGAACCTCTTATTCTTTTAAGTCGTATTGATAATCCAAATATATTAAGTCGTGAAGGTTATGAAACAGGACAAGTAATTGTAAAATCAATTGTAAAAGGAATTAGAAAAGATTTAGACAGGACAACAAGAGCCATTGGAAAATTTAAAGGTAAGAAAACTTATGGCATGAAAGATATAGATGATGAAGCGTGGAGAGAAATCTATGAAACTGGTCTTGCTTTAGAACAAGCTACAATGCAGAGACTAGAAGGTTTATATGGGGAAGCTCCAAGAAATGCAATTCATAGAGGTGTTCAAAATGCATTCTTCCATGCTAATCTTTTAACACAATGGACAGGTGCTGTTCAACTTGCTGCTTTTACAACAGGTAAAAGATTAATAAAACAAAATACTGAAAAGCTCTATAAAAACAAACAAGGTTTAATTAAATTAACAGATCAAGAAAAGAAAAGAGCTACAGATAGGTTGTGGGAAGCAGGTATTAATGATAAGGAAGCAATACTTTGGTATAAAAGCTCTTTAAATAAAGCAGGAGATTTTGATCCTTCTCTAGCACAAGGACTTCAAGGTTCTAAAAAATTAAGAGAAAAGCAATTAGCATTCCATGAAAATTATTATCAAAGAGGCGCGGCACGTTTTGCTAAAGAAATTATTCTTGTACCTACTACGGCTGCAGCCAACAGACCATTATGGCACTCACATCCTGCAGGTCAGTTGTTAGCTCAGTTTGCAGGATATCCTACTGCATTTAATAATACTATTCTAAAAAGATTTGCAAGAGAAGTATATACTGATCCAATACACGCAACACCAAAAATTATAGGAACAACAGTTCTAATGACAAGCGTGGCAACACTAATGAATGCTATTAGAAGTCAAGGCGATAGTTTGGCAGATAAAAGCGCAGGAGAGATTGTTGGAAAAAGTATTCAGCGTTGGGGTGGTATGGGTCCATTAGAAGTAGCTTATCGTTATAAAATTAATGCAGGTTTCGGAAGTGGACAGTTGGGATCTTTACTTAAAGCTCCTGCAGGACCATTAGGACAAGACGTTTTAGATATGATTTTATATCGTAAAGGATTAGGTGAGTTTGCACTTTCTAACCTACCCGGAAGTGCAGCTTTTCAAATGATAGGTGGAGATGCTTATAAATCTTATTTAACTCAAGCAGGTAGAAAGTTTGATAAAGGTACTTGGGGTAAAGCTTTTGGACCTGCTAAGAAAGGAGGTAAAGCTCCAAAGTCTAGATCATATTATAGCTTTGCAACCGGTGGAGTAGTTGATATACCTAATGCTATAAATGAACCCGATGAGAAAAAAGATCCTATTACAGGACTTCCATACAACCAACAAGCAGGAATCTTAGGACAAGACGAAGAAGAAAGGTTTGGATTTGTTATAGGTGGTATTGCGCGTAGAGTATATCACGGATCACCTTATAGATTTAATAAATTCCTACTGGAACATTTAAGTACAGGCGAGGGTAATCAAGCATTTGGTAAAGGATTTTATTTTGCTGAAGATAAAGCGCTTGCAGAGCATTATGCACAAAGACTTTATAAAGCTAAAACACAAGCTCTTGATGAATTACACACTAGAGCGGATAGGGGTTATACTGGAAAAGAATTATATGATTATCAAAATTATCAAGTTGGTGATGAAACTGTATTGCCTATAGATGACTATCCTAAACAAGTGATTACTTTTGAAAATGATCCGGAAACTTTTATAGACATATCAAGAAGTCAAATTGATCATAAAGGTGATGATAGTGCTGCTTTTATAATGGCGCTAGATCAATACATTATGCCGCGCCTTGCACACGCAAGTAAAAATAGTCGTGTAAGTTTAAAAGGAATTTTAGACAGTAAAGGATTTAAAAAAGAAATAGAAAACATACAAGAAAGTTTATATGAAATTGATATAAATGTAAAGGACTCACAAATAATAGATTGGGATAAAGACATCCTCGCTCAAGATAAAATTGTAATAAATAAAGCAAGGGGAGCGTTGGCTAATAAACTTCATAGTGAAAATAGACTTAATGATATGACGGCTGATTTTAAAGAGGCTATAGAGACTGCGAATAAAATAATTAATCAAGACGGATATAAAGGAGAAGACTTGCTTGAGGAACTTATACATCATAAAGTACCTCTTGCTGAAGGAATAGAAAGACAAGATCCAGTTGCGCTTTCTTTAGGTAGGAAAAGATTTCAACAAGAAGGCACAACTGTTGAGATTCGCGATGTTGAGCGTCAGAATAATTGGTTAGTAAACGCAGGTATTAAAGCTATTAAATTTCTTGATGGAAACTCTAGAGCAGAAGGTAAAGGTTTTAGTAATTGGGTAGTTAATGATCCAAGATTAATTGAAATTTCAAAAGTATATGGTGTGAGTATTCCGGCAGCAGCTACTATTTTATATGGATTATCTCAAGGACAAAGTGCTGAATCATTTAATAGACAAGGCTTTGCAGAAGGCGGTGTCGTTGGAGATGATACAGAAACAATGTCTTACTTAACAAGAGATACAAGAAAGGCTGCACCATATTTAGATAATAAAGAATTAATAACTATTACTCCTACAAGAAACCTCAAAGATTTTTCAAAAGGAATAACTCAAACAGTTTATCGGCATTTAAAAGAAGGAACAGAAATTGAAAACCTTGAAGATTTTGATCTCTCAACACAAGTAGGAGTTCCTGTACACACTAAAAATGACGGACATCAAGCAGGTAAAGTAAGACTTTATAATCCATTGGATTTAAGACAAAGAAAGATAAAAGATTTTCAAGGCTATAAGTTTGTAGATCAGTTAATAAGACATAAAACAATTCGTCAGATTATTGCTAATAATTCTAAGCTGCCTAAAGCAGAAGCACATGAAAGACTAAAAGATCTTATTGGACAATATCGCTCTGATGTTATACTGGTAAACAAACAACAGTTTTCTGATCCTCAAAAAATTGAATACGCTTTAAATGTTAAAGTAGCTAGAGATGCTAAAAATATACTAAGTGAACTAGGTTATGACAGTATTCTTTATAACAAAGACGGAGAGACAGCCGCTATGTTATTTGAACCCGGACAGTTTAGAGCTATTAAAGGCTCTGCACCTATACAATCAGAAACAGATGAACAGATGGAGTCTCTTGGTTTTCAACGAAGGCAATACAGTTTAGGCGGTTCAATAAGTAGACTTTTAGATAAAGTAATTAACACCAAAGCTGAACGAATCAGAAAAGGACCTGCTCCTCTTGCCTTTAGACAAATGTTTCATGATCTTGCAGGTGGAACAGATGAACTTACAGAGGCTGATTTAAGAAAAGATGAGATAAAAGGTTTTAAAAAAATTATACGAGAAGGTATGAAAGATGGGACAATTAAAAAAGTAGGTCGTAATAAATGGAATATAAGTTATGATGCTTATAAAACTCATGACAAATCTAAAGGTGAAACTATGTATGCTGATATAAATTTTAAAACTGGAATACATAAAATTATACCAAAGCTCAACAATCTTAATTTTAATTTTAAAACTACGGTTGGTCAAGGTACACTTATTAAAGATAAAAATGGAAACTTTATTGTAAAAGATCAATATAATTTTAATGATTCTCCGGGCTTAAAACTTCAACAATACTTTACAACTCCTGAAGGAAGAGAAACTTTAGGTTCTTATTTAAAAGGTATGCGATATGATCTAACAAGAAATTTAGAGAGTAGTGGATTAAGACCTCAAGATCAAGTAAAAGAAGGAGAGTCTCGTTTATATCCTGAAACATGGAAATCTGATACTTATGGAGAAGTTGTAGGAACAGGACCATTAGGCTTTAAACCTTTATACGGACAAGTCAGAAACTTTATGGGACATTTTGGAAGCGGTACTGGACAAGGCAGTATGATTAATATTAATCTAGGAAATCTACAAACAGAGCCTACAGATTTTATAAAGCCTGTATTAACTCCTCAACCTACTAAGTCTAACATAACAGAAAATCAAAATGTTGCGGTAGATATGATGAGCCAATATTATAAAAAATAACTTGACGGATTTTTAATACGATGCTATTATATACAGAAGAACAACTTGAAGCCTCTTATAAAATATATAGGCTTCACCAAATAAAACAAGATCTTTCTTGTATGACTTTAAATAATTTTAGAAAGCTCTACGAAGAACTAGCAGAGGAGATAATGCATGGGATTCCCCTTTGAAATAATTACAATGCTAGGATCTACATTGCTTAGTAGTCTTCTAAGTATATGGTCACAAAGTAGAAAAGCTAAAGAAGAACAACAGAAGCTTCTTATTACAAGAGGCGAGTTTGAGATGAAAGCTAAGAAGCAATCTCTTGATCACGGCTTAAAGGATCAAGGCTTTGCTTGGACACGAAGAATAATTGCTTTAGTTTCTGTACTTGCTATAGTAGTACTACCAAAAATAGTAGCGGTTTATTATCCTGATGTTGCTGTGACTGTTGGTTATACGAATTGGAATCCTGGCTTTTGGTTCTTCCGTGAAGGAAGAGAAGTTTTTGAATGGATCACTTTTCAAGGTTTGGTAATTACGCAGTTAGATACTAATTTAGTATCAGCTATTATCGGAATGTATTTCGGTGGCAGCTTAGTTAAAAAATAAAGGTAAAACAAATGAAAAAATTTAAAATAATTTGTAAGAAAATTTACAATAAAACAAAAGAAATTATTAAAAAATGTATAGAATATGTCCTAAAAGGAATAGGCTATATAAAGGATTTACTTAGTAATAGATAGTAATACCATTACTAGGTAGGTAAAGTCTTCTTAGAACGCTCATACGGAGGTCTAAGAGGCATTAACGAAGCATACTCTAAGTAGTATGTTTTACAATATTAATCTTGCTTATAATAAGGAGAATAAAATGGTCAATAAATATGGCTTAGTGGATTTTAAAGATCCAATCTTTTCATCGTTGTTTGTGGGATTTGATAATCTTTTTGAGAACATGACACAACTGTCACAAGGTTCTAAAAGCTTACCAAGTTATCCACCTTACAATGTGATACAAAACGGAGATGATTTCGTAATTGAAATTGCTCTAGCAGGAATCGACAAGAAAGATTTGAATGTCGAAATACAAGAGAATACTTTAACAGTTTCTTATGACTCTTCTAAAACAGAAGAAGACAAGAAGCTCTACAAAGGAATTGCTCAACGCTCTTTTAAAAGACAGTTTAACTTGTCTGAAGATATAGAGATTGAAGGTGCAAACTTTGTAAATGGTATGCTCAATATCTTTCTTGAAAGAGTTATTCCTGAGGAGAAGAAACCTAAAACAATTAAAATTAAATAATAGATATATGAAGTGGAAACAAAACGACAAGAAAGGTGGGTAAGAATTGATAAAAGACAACTGTCAGAAATGACAGAGGATTTTAAACGCTATCAATTAATGTTTCGTATATTATTTGCTTATTTAATTCTAGATGTTTTAATACACTTCGATCTATTAACTTAATTTTTTTTTGCTAAAGAGGGGAGCAAGATATGAAACAAAACAAACTTTTAATAGGAGCTTTGCTTTTATCTTCTGCTCTTTTCTTTAGTAATAATACAAAGGCTGATCCTACAGGTGACTGTACGACAGGTGAGTATTGTGAACAAAGTTCTTTAGCGACAACAAACACTACAACCACAACTAATACCAACACCAATAGTAATACAAATAACAATACTAATAGCAATACAAATAATAATACTAATAGTAATACAAATGTAAATACTTCAACAAACACAAACACAAGCACAGCTACTAATACTAATACCAATAATAATGTTAACTCTAATACATCGAACAATACAAACAGTAATACGAGTACTTCGACCTCGACAGCGACTAACTCGAATACCTCTAACAACACGAACACATCGACATCTTCGAATACTAATAACAGTACTAGTACAGCTACTAATACCAATAATAATAACAACACTTCTACTTCAAACGTTACTTCAAATGTAAGTACAAGTAATACTAATAATAATACAAGTAGTTCTACATCTAACAATACCAACAATAATAATTCAACAAGTACAAGTAATAATACAAACACTAATAATAATAATTCTACAAGTACTTCAAGCAATACAAACACTAATAACAATAATTCTACAAGCACTTCAAACAATTCAAACACGAATGTTAATAAGAATACATCTGATTCAAATGTAAAAAGCAATAACACTAACACAAATAATAATAACTCTAAGTCTGATAACACGAATAGAAACATAAACGAATCTAAATCAGAGCAAGTTATTACACAGAATATCAATCAGAAAGCACCGCCTGCTTCTGCAATCGCACCATCAATCATGAGCTACAGCCAAGACCTATGTACTGTAGGAAGATCAGGCGCTTTTCAAGGACAAGTCTTTGGAATCTCTACAGGTGCTACAGTTCGTGATGAGAATTGTGAACGCTTAAAACTTTCTAAGTATCTATACGATACAGGTATGAAAGTTGCAGCAGTTGCTATACTTTGTCAAGATATACGAGTTCATAAAGCGATGGCTATGGCAGGAACTCCTTGTCCATATGAAGGTAAGATAGGTGACGAAGCTAAAGCAGCTTGGAGTAAAAATCCTCAAGACAGACCTGATTACGAAGAAGCAAAAGATACTTATGTGTCGAGATGTTGGGGAACTTTAAACTCAGCAGGCGTTAAGAAATCTAGAAGAACTTGTAAGCGTGAATTTAAAACGAAAGGTTAGTACATTTTTATGTACGCTTTTACTTGCTCTTCCTGTTAGCGCCTCTTATATATATGAAGCAAACCAAAATCTATTTAATTTAGTTAACGAACAAAACACAACCAACATGGCAGTAGGTGACGATTCAGTCTCTGCTGCTTTTGATTTAGGATTTACATTTACTTTTTATGGTCAAGATTTTACCTCCGCACGAATGGCTACTAACGGCTGCTTACATTTTAAGACGACAGGATCTTATTGTAATGATTATACACCTGATCCGCTACCTGAGATTACATATACCCTTTATCCCTTTTGGACTGATTTAATACGAGATAATAATTCTAAGGTACTCGCTAAAAACTTTAGTGATAAGACTGTGTTTGGTTGGTATGACCTAAGAGAGTATAATCGTAGTGGTTCTGATAATAGTTTTGAAGTAATCCTTTGGAACTCTAACGATTCTTTTGAGTTTAGATATGGTGCATTGGATATTATTAATCACGATGTACTGATAGGTGAACAAGGAAGTGCAAGTGAACTCTATACTTATTTATTTCACGATGAATGTAGTACAGGCACTACTAATGTAGTAGGTACTTGTGTTAATACCAATTGGAATAGTACTTCGTTTAATACACTCTTAGAAAATGGAGGTAGTCTTTATGGTTTAGGTACAGGTAATGCTATTGATTGTAGTAATCCGCTAAATGATTCTTCGTGTAGTGGTTATGATGCAGCTTACTTGTCTCAGCAATGCGGTATAGACTCTTTATATGCAACTACTTGTCCTTTATATTGGCAAGCTTATGACGACCTACAATGTGATTTAGATTCTCAATACGCTCCTTTTTGTGCAGGATATAGCCAAGAAGAATCCGTAGCTTATTATGTAGAAGATGAATTTGATTATGGCTACACACAAGACGATATGTGGTATGACGAAGAATACGATGAATGGTTAGATCCAAACGATCCTTGTTATGAAAATGCTTGTGCAGATTTTACAGACCAAGACTGGTATGAGTTGGATGTAGAACAGTTTGGACAAGAGCAGGTCGATGAATGGTTTGGTACTGAAGTAGAGTTTAGTTCCGATGGAACAGTAGAATGGGAAACAACGAATATGGATTCTTATGAGGATGTTGATGTATTAATGGATGAATACGATACAGCGCAAGAAGAAATACGAATACAAGAGGAACTTTATTATGAAGAAGAATACATTTTTGAAGAAGAATATTTTCAGATGGAAGATGAATATCTTGATGCTTTTGTCGTAGACTATGAGTTAGAAACTTATGCTTCTGTCTTACCACACGAAGATACTTTATTATACGAGGAGTTTGAAAGACAAGAAATAATAGAAGAATATTTTGAAGAAGAAATAAACGAAGAAGAATTTTTAGAATTTGAAACTATTGAAGAACTAGATGAATGGTTTGAAGAGGAAGAAAATGAAGAAACAATTGAAGAGTTTGCTGAGACTATTGAAGAAGAAGGTGGAGACTTGGAGGATGCAGAGACAATTGAAGAAGAGATACAAGACCGAGAAGAAGATCGCGATGTTGTTGTTGCAGAGAATGAAGACAAGAAACAAGATAAAAAAGCAAGACAATTAAATGTTGTTGCGGATTCAATACAAGCTGCTTCTAATAGCATGAGTGGAACAACAGCAGGTAATTCTATACACTCTACAGGCAATACAGTATCAGCAGGCGGTGCAAGTACAGCAACAAGTAGTGCTGTGACATCTTCATCATCAGGACAAAGTATGTCAAGTTCTCCGAGTATTTCAGAACAGGTATCTAGTGCAGCAATGCAAACACAACAGGTACTTAATATGAGCGTAGGAACAGAGATGACAGGCAGCTCATCAATAGGTGACAATAATGTAGCAGTAGGAAATAACATAAGTGTGGGTAATACAACAACGGAGAATACCAACAGCAGTAGTAATGTAGCTGTAGGATCAGACACCACGACTACCTCTGAAACTACCACCAATACTAGTGTTGCAAGCAATACAAGTGGTGACAATAATGCAGCAGTAGGAAATACCAACAGCAGTAGTAATGTAGCAGTAGGAAATACGGGTGGTGATAATAATGCAGCAGTTGGCAATGTAGAAAATACCAACAACACAGCAGAACAAGTTGTTGCACAGAATATAAAACAACAACAAGAAGAATTAGAACAAGAACAACAAGAGACAGGTGAGTATGCAGACTCAACAGAACTTGTTGCTTATATGGGATATGTGGCAGGCTTTGATGCTTACAAACAAGTAGCGTTGCCACAGGCTAGTGATTGGTACGAGCCTAAAGCAATATATGTAAACGCATCTATACCTGATAATAATGCAGGGTTTTACAACCTTTATGCTACAAGTTTAACAGGATTAAATGAGATGATAAAACAACAACCAAATTTATAAAAACAAGGAGAACAATATGGATTGGTTTCAATCAAAAGCAGCACAGATCATAGGCTTGGTTTCTATTATAGGAACATTAGCAGGCTTTGGTTATACAGGTGCTACCTATGTTAATAGGATAGAAAACTTAGAAAATAAAATAGGTCGTATAGAAGGTACAGAAGACGCTCAACAAGAAATTGAAGAACGCTTTAGTTCTATAGAAACTTCTGTGACTTACATTAATAAATCAATTGATGATAGTATCATGCCTGAAATTAAAGAGAACAGCAACATGATTAAAACTATAGATGTAGATATATCTACTGCAACAACACAGATAAATGCAATAGAAAATAGGGTTAAAAGAATCGAAGATAAAGACGATAACCCATTGGCGAACTGATATGGGTGACGATCAACATTATCCTAGCGGAAGATTTGGTGGAGACATGTCTCGCAATGAAGTAGAGATGGACTTATCTAAGTTCATGGAAATGCTTCAAGAGAACTCTGCACTTAAAGATAAAATAAGAACCTTAGAAGATAAAAAGAATGACAACCCTTATCAAAAGTTTATATTTGTAGCACAAGCAATAGATGCTTGGAGAATTATACCAAGAGCTTTTCTTGCTGTATATATGTATCTATTATATTTTACAACCTTTTGGTTTATGGATCTAGCTGAACCTAGTTTTGAGCAATCTGGTTTGATTTCAATTGTTGTTGGTGCGGGTGCTGCGTGGTTTGGACTTTATACCAACAGCCATAAAGATAAAAAGTAATAGTATTGCAATAAATAAAGCTGCAGCTAACCCATATAAAGAAGCATAAATACTTTTATCTTCTTCTACTGTTGTTTGTTGTATTATATTTTTTTCTTGTGGCGCAGGTATAGTATCAGATTCGTTTAGTTCTTCATCAATCTTATCAACAATTGTTTTGGTTGCGTCAACAGGGATAGAGATAATCGTTTTACTTAATTCAACTGTTTCATCTATAACAGCGTTGCTTATTTTTTTTGTGGATTCAACTGTTGTTTCTATGATAGTGCAAGAAACTATTAAAAGAATTAGAATTAAAAATTTACTCCACTTAATCTTTATAACTCCTTGCGTCTAGTTCTGTTTCAATTTTAGAATGTACTTGGTGTAGTTCAGCTTTAGCTACGCGTACAATAGTTTCAAGTGTTGAGTAAGTGATTGGATTAAGTTTATTTTTAATCTCAGATATTTCAGCAATCTTTTGTTCAGTAATTACATTGCCTTTCTTATCCACGAGTACAGCGAAACTAATTATGTTTGCTTCATTTTTCATAATATCTCACACGCACCTGCTGTACAAGCAAGCTCCTTAGTATTCTCAGTCATGTCTTCCTTTTCATAATCTTTTATTAGATCCCAATCAATATTACTTGTTGTTTTCTTTTGCCATTCTTTATATTCTTTTGCTGTTATCTCTTGGTAAGGTGCTTGTTGATAGGAGTGATCAGCATAAGGTAAGAATGAAACACCTGATATATCATCAAAGTTATTCCATACCCACGAGCCTACATCCAACCATTCATGTTCTTTAATAGAGATAGTAGCCGATGGTTTATGTTCACACCAATGGTTTTGATAAGTCTTCCATATTTCTAAATGCTCTAAGGCTGTCAAGTCTTTTCTTGTTAAAGAACCTTTAGGAGATTTAATAGGAAAGTAGAACACTAAAGTATGTTCAGGCTTAGTAATATCATCTTCGTGATAGACTCCTTGATCTACCATCAACTGTGCAATAGGATCTTTCTTATCTGCTCTTACAGTTCTTATATAGTACTCGCTGTGTCTTGTATGAATACCTGATGCACTATCCACTAACTGACTGACAGTACCGCTTGGTTTAACACAAGTAATAGCAACTGATTGTTTTATTCCTAAATTAGCAGACCAACCTTCGTTTATAACAACTGCTTTGTTCTTTAAAGTTTCTAAGTTAGTGGAAAGTAATGTAGAAGTACTCAGTAATTTATTATCCATGATACCTGTAAGTGACACACCAAGTAATGCTTCTTCTTCTGTGTTATCTTTCCAAGCCTTTGTCAAGTATCTAAAGTTAGTTAAAGTTGCTTGGAAAGTTCCTAAGATTGTAGCAAGCTCTACCTTATCTGAAAGCGTAGACCAATTATCATCAGCACGAACAACCACTTCAGTTAGATTACAGAATTGTTTATTGCGCAATATGATTTCACTACAAGGATTACAACCAAAGTCTTTATAATCTTCTCGTCTTCCATTCTTAGCCGCTTGTTTCTCAGCAGCTTGGCGATTAAAGATACCACGCTCACCGCTTTTAGAATCATATAATGATAACCATTCGCGCATGAATGCTCCCATCTCTGCTGAATCTGTATAAGCTACAGAGTTATTAGACAATGCTCTGTGTTGGCTATGCTCCCACCAAGAACCTGACTTAGCATTACGCATACGCTCATCTGAGAGGTTGCTAAGAGAGATTAAAGCACTTCGCCTTACACCACCTACTACAACAACTTCTGCGATCTTACACATCAAATCATGGCAATCAATTGATACTAATTTCTTTTGTCCTTTAGCTACTGCATCAAAAAATATATTAGCAGTGAATTGAAAAAGATCAGCCAATGGTGCAGGACCACTAGCACGACCACCAAAAGTTTTAAGTCTAGCACCGTGTGGTCTAATGTTAGATAGATCCCATTGTGGTATCTGTCCTGAATAAAGAAGAGACATAAACTCTTTGTAAGCTTTTGCCCAACCAATCTTTGAGTCAGCAACTTTGATAACAGTATCAGTGTAGTGTATTTCTTCAGGAAGATCAGGAAGTTTATTAATATACTGTCGTTCTACACTGAATCCAACACCTGTACCACACATAAGTATATAAAGTGTCTCATCGAATGCTCTAGGTGTATCGACAGCAACATAACTGCAGTTAAACCCTGCTACGTTATCTCGTTCTAAAGCTGCACCTGCTGACATTAAAGCTCTCATGCTTGGCATAATGTCTAAGTTAAGTACAGCTTGTTCTAGCTGTGGTCTAATGTCTGATATATCAGTATCGTTATTCTTCTTTAAATGCTCCTGCATAAAGTCAAAGTATCTTGCAACTGTCTGTTGCCAAGTCTCGCGTCTTCCTGTATCTTCGTTCCATCTTGCGTATCTGCTAAGATGTATGAACTCTTGATAGCTTGTGGGTAGTTTAGTTTGTTCCATTTTCAATAGCCTCTATTTTAAAACAGTATTTTTTAAATGTTTCTATAGGAATTAAGCAGGCAATTTTTGATGTTGTATCTCCTTGTCCTGTTAAAGTTCTCGAAGAAATATTATTAGTTATAATACACTCAATTATTTTTAATGGAGTAATCCACAAACATTTCTCACCTGTAAAAATAACCCAATAATCTGCTGTTGTTGTTAGTAAGGCAGAAGGTTTATTAAACATCATTAATTCAATTATAATATTACCTGTTTCACAGCTTCTATAATCACCTTTTATTTCTATTTTTTTATCCTTTTCAGGAATAAATAAATCATAATCTTTAAACTTACCATCTATAAGAACAGAACAAGGATATTTTTTTTGTAGTCTTTTTAATATATACTCTTCAATTTTTCTACCGCGTTGTAAATCTTTATGAAAATTCTGTGTTGTATTAATTTGTTCCACTTTTTGTTTTCTCCTCTGTCCATAAGTGTATTGCTATAATAGCATAATGAATAATCTTTAATAAGTCTCCTTGATTCTTGTACTCTCCTGTGACAGGATCAGGTTTCTTACCATACCTCATTGCATACTTCATTATGTTTCCTATACAAAAGGCTTCTCCGTATC